GAATGCGAATAATCCAATAGCTACAACTATTACTTTTAAAAATATCATAATTTCTTTTTTATTTGTTAATTGTATTGGGGAGGCGACCAAACCCCCCCTCTACTACTCAGGTCTGAAAAATTAAATGCTTTTGCAGGTCTTACCCTATATTTATTATTAATTATTTCCTGAGTATTATTGTTAATCTTCTAAGTCCCTAAGAAGTGATAGTAATTTATGCTTTGCTGTATCCACCTTACAGTGACTACCCTGCATTGCTTCTATTGACTCTAGGATTTCCTCAATCCTTTTTATTATTGCTTTATTATCCATTATAGTATTGTCATTATCATTCCTGCATTCTCTTTATCTACCTCATAACCTAAGAAAGATGGGATTACATAGTCACAATTATCTTCCTCTAGCCATTCATATTTCTGCATAAGGTCTAATGGAAGTTGAGCTGCATTTATATAATCAAACTTTCTCTTTGAATCTCTTACAAAGTAAAACCCTATCTTATATGGTTTCTCCTTACCCTCCAGAAGCTTTAAGAACTCTCCTTTCTTAGCTAGGTACTCAGCCTTAGTGTTTTTAACATACCTCTGTGCTGTTTTAGAGTACACCAAGAACTTCCCAGTCCATTGCTTACTATTTTTGGAGCTAGACACATTACCTGATATCCATATTTCGCTACTCATCTAATTCTGTTTTTTTAATTGTATCAATGCCAAAATATCTACTATATTCTTTTCTTGGTATTAATATTAGCTTAGATTGATTATTGTCCCCTCCCATCACTACCTTAAGATTTTTTATACTCTTCTTGATTAATTTCTTTAACTTGTCTACCTCCATCATCCATACATTATTAGAGGAGATGTTGGGCATATAGTACACCCACCAATCAGACTTAGTAACAGATAAGCCAGAAGGCTTGCCCTTGAATTCAATCTCAATAGCTATATTACCTGTATCTCTACCGTCAGAGACATAATCATCTGTTTTGACTTCAAACATAAGGTTTTTGTCGGCTTTTGGAGAGTACATTATTAAATCATAATCTGAGTTCTTACCATTCTTTTCTAAGCCATCAATGATTTCCATACCCTGCATAGCAAGATATAGTGCTATAATTTTCTCTCCATTCTCACCGAACTCTCTATCTTTTTCTACCTTTTCGTTTCTCCATGTTTCCATACTGCAAATATATGTTTTTTTGTTAATATAATTATTAAATGTTAATAACTAGTAAGGTAGCCTATCTGAATCTATTTTATTAACCAAGTCATCTAAGGGATACTCTCCATTTTCATAGAACCTACCCGATGGTCTATGGTAGTTAAACGTAATAGGAGCTCCTGTAGGGATACCTACAAGCTTTTGAAACTTAATCTTCTGCACATGAATATGAGAAGTAGTGTCTCTAGGGTCTTTAGGGTTAGGTCTATGGACTGTTATAATATTATCAGCCTTATTATACCAGTTAGCCCCTCCAGAAATCCTATATGCCGTTGGAACTTCATTATCCATTGTATTACTACCCGCTACACTCCTCATTGTAATAGGATGAGCAACAACCATAAACTTAACATCATTAGCCTTAGTGAACCTTCTAATCTTGTTAAGAGTGTTGGCTACGTGATTAGCTTCAGATACTCCCGAATAGTCATGGTCTAATTGATTGTAAGGGTCTATTATAACTCCTTTAATCCCTCTAGTCCTAACAAGGTACTGAAACCTATCCAACACATTATCTAGTTTAAAGTTATCCTCTGGGTATACTGCAAAGAAATGCTTATTAACAAACTTCATTCCCGCATCATACTCATTGATATTCATCCTACTGTCAGCATCAATATCAGATGTTGTACCCACATACATCTCAATAAGAGTTTCATACAACTCATTGATTGGATAATTCTCTGGAGAAAACACCCCCCACTTCCATCCATAAAGAATAGCTGAGTTAATCATAATCTGAAAGCAGAAAGATGACTTACCGTGTCCTGGTATCCCTGTAAACACATCAAATTCAGCAGCTCTAAGTGAGTAGTGTCCATCCAACCCTGCATACCCAGTAGTTAACCCTTTCTCTTTTCCATTGTGATATGAATCCCATAGCATTTCTTCTACAGAATCAACTCCAAATACTCCTTCAATAGGATAAGGTCTAGCCCCTTCGTAACACTCGTAAAGCTTTTCCTCACTATGCTTAACTAAAACATCATTCGCATCCTTACAGTCTTCAGGAAAGTCTATAATCCAAACTCTATCTCTACCAAGCCTTCTACTAAGTTCTTCTAGGAGTCTTCTTCCATTAGCATCATTGTCTACTGCGATATATATCTTAGTCTTATTCTCAAAGTACTTGTAACAATTATCTAAGTAAGAAAATTTAGCTTCAACATTTTTAGCATTAGCATTTGGAGCTCCATCAGGTACTGATACACAGAAATCTAACCCTAGAGCATCAAAAGAAAGCTTATCAAATTCTCCCTCTACTATAATAACCTGTTCTTTCTCTTTAATATCATCTAAACCATAGAAAACCTTTTCCGCACCAGCCACTTGCTTAAAGTTCTTATCTCCATCTCTATACTTAACATTCACACACTCACCATCCTTGAAATAATTAAACCTGATAGTGTTTGCTTCTTTCTGTACTTGCGGCATGTACACCTTCTCTTCTGTTATTTTGTTTTTAATAACGACTTCTTGAGGTATACCTCTACCCTTAAAATACTTAAGCATTTTATCCGATACATCTGACTTATTGTATGCAGGCTTATTATATTTTATATACTTTTCTCTCATTTTTTTTTCTATTACCTTCCCAGACCACTCACAGTGATGACATACAAACACTCCGTTCTCTGTGTTTATAGACAAACATGGTTCTGTCTTTTTCTTTCTAGAGGTAGAACATTTAGGGCAGATGGCTTTTATTTCGTGTGTCCATCTACCCTTATATTCTATCCCGTACTCGTATAATTGCTCTTTTGTTATCATTCAAACATTTCTTTATGTTCATTTCCCGATATATTATCAAAATTAACTTCATTCGCTCCAGTTTTCGAAACTATTTCATCCTCCCATCCCTTATTTCTTAGGAATGTATCAGGATTTTTTCTATACTGTTTATCAGGTCTATGTAATTTATACTTAGGTATGTAATTCATACAACTTTTCTTATCTTTAGCTGATAGAGAACTCCACAATGATAGTGACTTATCTTTCCCTACCCTCTTATCATATCCCTCCCAGAATTCTTCGAATCCTTCAGGGTTGTTAGCTTTCTTTTTATTTGTTTTGGTAGGACTTGTCCCACCAGTTTTATCCTTACTCCATCTGATTTTAGCCCACTCTCTTGCTTTTTCTGTTTTTATATCTCTTTTAGCAAGTCTTTTGTTTAGGGAGTTAGACCAGAAATGTTCTCCATCGGATTCAAATAGCTCAAATTCTTCTATGCAATCCTTGACAAATTCTTTGATTGTATCAGGGTCACTACATGTTCTCTTGGCTAATACTCCCCATGTGGATTTTTTAGACATAATTAACTTATACCCTTCCTCCATAGATAGAGTTTCTATAATAATCCAATAGAACCCATACCCTTCAGCCCCATAGACTGAGAGTAGGGTTTCTATCTTCATATCACTAAACGCTATCGTATCATGTGGAAACCAATACGACTTTGTTTTAGCCATCTTTAGAACGGTAAGTCATCAGCATCAGCACTAGTAGACTCAGCTGGAGCTTTCTTTTCAGACTCTCTCCATTCCGATGCAGCTACTGCAAAATATTTCTTACCCGTCTTACTTTCATTCAGCCACATAGCTAAATTCAATTTAACACCATCCTTGTCGTAGAATGTTCCTGTGTAATCAGGGTGTTTTTCAGACTCTTTCTTTTCATTTTTGAACATCGCTCCCGTGTTCGGTTTGTTTTCGTATGCCATTGTATTTGTTTTTGACATTATGCTTACTCTAATATTGGTTTTCAGCTTCCCCCGTTTTCCTAATTTTACTATACATCATTTTAACTTCTCTTTTTCCAAATCCTGTGATGTGATATAAAGCAGTAATACCGTTACCACCCCCTCTCATCATCTCTATCAGTCTTTTGTCCTTCAGAGCCTTCATACCCTGCTGGATAGTATTATGGCCTAAGGGGATGTCTCTTTTTACTTCTCCCTTAGAGAATGTCTCTGAGTGGTATGCATACAATAATATATGCACTACCGAGTATGAGACATCAATTCTATCTGATGTTTCTTTTTGGAACTTTCTAAAATATTTTAAATTCATGACTCAATATAAATTCTCTCAGCATCTGTACCTATACAAATTAATCCTTCATATTCATATAAAACATCATTTACTGAATTCCATCCTTCACCATTTTGCTTAATATCTCCCTTAAGGTAAAGTCTATTGCCTTTAAGTTCAACTCCATCATGTTTCCATAAGATGTTATTAGCACCTTTATAAGATAAAGGAATGACTGTACCTTTAGTTTTATGTAGGAAGAAGTGAAGGGTTACATAGGTTTTATTTTCAACTCCTATCAAGTCATTCAGTTCTTTGATGATAGTATTAGCATCAGTAGAATAGTCTAAGATATCATTCACCTTGTTAATAGCGTGAATTACCGTAGCATGAGTTGCAAATCCTCCCATCTCTCTATACTGCTTAGAGATTAATGTTGATGAACCATTATATTCCCCATAATAATGAGCATACCAAAATAAGTGATGTCTAGCATCAATTACAGCCCTTACTCTTGTCTTAGAAAATATCTGCTCTAATGTAACATTAAAGTACTCAGACATATATACCGATAACTGTTGCATCGATACATCTTTTGTTATTGTTTTTTTCATTATAATATTCCTTTAAAATAATACTCATCTATGTTACTACTTTTATCTATAAAGAATTCCTTATATCTATTTAATAGTGCGTTATTTTTTAATCTTCCTGCTCCAACGAAATCCTCACTTGCTTGGTAGATAGCTAATCGATATGGAGATGCTTTCTCTATAACAACAAACCAAAAGTCAGTTGCTCCAAAACCATCCAAATACCACGCTGCTTGCCTGTCATACCCATACTTCATTGAAGACCTTCTAAAGGCATCTAAAGAGCAATCCTGAGTAGTTTTGATGTCAATAAGAATCTTATCTCCATTGTCATCTATAACAATCATATCAGCCTTACCCTTACACTTAACACTTCCATTATCCCAAATCCTAACTGATTCTTTATGAGATTTTTCTAGGAATTTACTTGCTATATCATTGCTATAAATAACATCAGACATTTGATTGATAGCATTCCATTCAGACACAGAGATGATAGTTTTTCCCTCATTCTCTAATACGAATTCATCCCAGACCTTACCTCTTCTAGTCTTACCATCGTATATTGCTATGTCTGAGTCTACCTTTCCAGGCTCTAGTATTGTTGTATGGAATGCCTTACCAAATGTAAGAGCTGGAGAAGACTCTCCCACTCCCTCAAAATACTCTCTTAGATGTTGAGGAGACTTTCCTAATTTCCCTAACATACTGTTCGTTAGATATTCTCTATCTGCATAGTAAATATCGTCATCAAGAAACTTAATCTCTTGATTTAAAATATCCTCCTCACTCATCTATAAAGGAGGTAGTGTCGCAAGATTAATAGCAGCGCTAAGTTGTTTATGTTGGATTTTAGTCATTGTGTAGTCGTTCATTCTCTCACTAACTACCCCATCATTACCAGCCTTGATAGAAGTCATCATTAAACCCATAATAGCTTCAGTCATCTTCTTTTTAGTTGCCTTAGCTGGTTTAGTAACTTCTTTAGGATTAGATGTAGCATCTGCATCCTTTGTATCATCAATCAAAAACATATTTCCGAGAGTGTATTTCTTTGAATAACTGCTTGATGAACCAAAAGATTGTGCTATATCCATACCCTTACGGTCAGGGTCTATTCCTGCTGATGAAGTAGATGTAATAACCTCTCCTGTCTCATCTATCAATGAAGCTTTTGTAGCTACAAATAAATATCCTCCCAACTCATTTGTTTCTTCTGAGAAAAGTAATATTAGTTTATGCTCCTTTAGGTGAGGCTTAAGAGCCTCAAGGATATCTTCAGAGCTCCTGTACTTATAACCACCAAAGGAATTCATCTGTCCTTTATGAACCTTTAAGTTTGTTTGTATCATGTTTAATTTTTCGTGCAATGTCTTAGTTACTTTTGTCATTTCTTAATCTTTTAATTGTTAATTTTAATTGTTTTACTTCTTCTTCTAGAGCCAGTCTTATCGACCTCTCCTCATCATAATTCATCATCCACACCCTTGTCGACATGGCTAATTGTTCTGACTGCTGAATGAACAGCTCCTTCATTTTTCCCATATTATTTTGTTTTAAATTGTATGCAAATATACGGCATCTTTTCATATATATTACAATTGTTAATAACTTTTTTAATTGACAGAATCAGTATCCATATCACTTATCATAGCTCTAGTAAGGGGGTCTAGTCCATCCTCATATAGGTCATCCAAGCCCTTATATTTTTTGAACTCATCCCCCGCAGCTTTAAGGATATTAACAGCTAACTCCATGTCATTTGAGCATTCAAAGAGAATGTTTGATAGTGTTTGAAGTCCAGAGATATGGTGCATTACAACATCTTCTCCGTTTAAGTCAAACTCCTCAATCTTTGCATCTGAATTACTCATTCTAATCATCATGCTATCCAAATGTTTTCTTACTTCGGGAGCAGAGTCCTCAATGAATTTAACCAATCCTTCTTGTAGTTTGGTTACTTTCTCTATTGTTACCTTTATATCTTTTTTCATATATTATGTTATATTATCTTATCTTATCTCATCTTATAGCATTGCGTTTGCATATGCATATGCATACTTTAACCCTGTAAAAGTAGAGATATCATCACTATAACTGCCCATACTATGGTTTTAACTATATATTCCTTAGTCCTCATACTCACTATGCTATAGTGTGATTAGGTGGACTTCATCTGATTCTATCTGTTGGATTAGTATATAATCTGTCTCATTTCTATATCGTTCTAGGAGCAATTCTATTACCTCATGACTCTCTAAATCTGGAGCATTCTCCCATTCAAAGATACTCATTTCAAATAATTTACTGAACTCATTATGCAATTCAAATGCATCTAAAAATTCTCTTAATGTAACATACTCTTCTTTTCTTTTTGCTAATACCATTTTTGTTTTCTTTTTTTTATTAATAATTATCTAATTGTTCTGATGCTTCTTGTAAATCCTCATACTCCTTTACTAATGCAAGAAACCTATCTAATAAGTTCTTCCCATTCCCTTTTATTCCAAAGTATTTTTTAACATCAGTAACATACCAATTCCTATGAGGTTTCATATTGTTGTTTACATACAACGATATATCTCTTTTTGATACCATTAAATTGTATACTGCCCTGTTCATAGGGTTTCCATTCATCTGAAAGACATTGTCTTGGTCAAATAATTCATCAGTAAATTGAGTTTTCTGCGCTAACATAGGTAACCCTAGATTAGTCATGATAGTGTATTGTTCTTTTTTATTCATTTTATTTATTTTTATTATTAATCAAGTAGTACCATATATTCATCAGGATAATTCTTCCTAAACCAAGCTATACCTTTATTCATTAGAGGGTACATACTCATGGCTTCAGCCCCCATTATTAAATCATACATTGACGCTGAATGAGAGTCGCAATAAATCTCTCCGTAACCCATTCTATTCTGTATAATTTCTCCTTCAGGGTAAATTCTTCCATCAAACCATTTAGGTAGTGGAGCGTTCTTGTCTTCTTTATTCATTGACATTATTTATTTCATTTTTAATTTGTTCTTCATCCATTGAAAGTATTTCTTCCAATAATTCCCCTATACATTGTATAGTTTCTTCTTTTTGACGCTTAACGGCTGTCTCTAAAGCACCATCTGTATAAGGGTCTATACTTACATCATAATCTTTCATCCATGATGCCATTATTTCTAATCTTTCTTTCATTTAATTATTTTTATTATTCTTCCTTCAATTATTATATTATCATAATGATTACCATCTACATCATTATTATTCTCATCAACCCAATGAGGAAGTTTTCTTGGATTGTATGATAGTGTTTCTTCAGCCCAGTAGTGTTTCTGCGTTAAAGTATTCAGCTCATCACCCATTAAATCTGCATCAGTATTATACGCCATAATAGACTCACACTCTATCCAAGAACAAACCGTTTTATTTTCCCCATCTTTTATTTTAAGGGCTGTTTTTTTATTATTCTTGAGGACTGCATTATCTACATCTAAAAGCACATCTTCAGGAGTAAAATAATATAACTCATCAGTATCAATACCTCTGACCTGCCATTTCATATAATTTTCTCCCTTACCTAGATGATATCTTAATTTATATTTCATGTTTATTATTTTGGTTATCATATAAGAATTCTTGTTCCATTGACATAGTCAAACCTATTGACCTTATCTGTTGGCACTTCTCACTTTTTGTTAACTCTTTGTTTCTTTCTACATCTACAAGTTCCTCTATGTAACATGCGATGGCTTCGTTTAATTCTTCCATATCTATTTATATTTTACATTTAATTGTTTATACATCTGAAAATCCATTCCCGTCTCTTCAAGAATATGTTGCATGTTCTCTCCATCCACTTCCCTTTCTTTAATCATTTCTATTATATCCTTAACACCACGAATTCTTAATTCTTTAGTCCTAAGTTCTAATTCCTCTATGTGTTTCATAAAGGCTTTTACATAACATGTATCATCTGTATTCATTTCTTCTAAGCGATAGTCATTAAAGTAATTAAACCCATCATCGACTCTATTTATTAGACTTTTATATGTTTTATTTTCTGGCTCATTCATAATTTTTTTGGGTATATATTTGTTAGGTTATTTAATAAGTTTTCATATTCATCATACATTTCTACATAATATTCGTGTGCTTCTTCTTGCATAACCATCTCATTTTGTTTTCCTACTTCATTTGATGGAGCGTAAGTTTCTTGCCCGTAATTCATCTGAGTTATCTGTGTAGCTAATTCATCCACTAATTCCATGAATAAATTATGGTCTATATATATTTTATTTTTTTCCATGATAGTATTTGTTAATCTATTAAGTTAATTTCACTAATATGCTCTACATAATCCCAGTACACACCTATCTCAGAATGCAACTCTCCAGCTTCTCCTAGCCCTATACAAAAAGCATTGTCATTATCTTCTGACACCTTATGTATATACTCCATAATATCCTTACACCAGTCATCTGATTCATACCACTTTGTATATTCAAAAGTATAAAACTTCATCCCATCGTTTTCAATATGTATCTTTAGATAGTTGGTTGACTTGATAGGGTGGAATTCGTGCTTAATCAATATTTCATCAAACTTATCCGATAATTTACCATACTCTACTCCTATAATTACTTTACTTCTATATCCCATTTTATTTAGTTTTAGTTAATTTATTTATAAGTGTCCTCCATATCCATCAGGGCATTGGTATCTCCACTCGCTATCTCCTTTATTATCCATCCCCTCATAATCTCCCAACCCACTTCCAAACAGATATTCTGACTTAGCTACTTTATTTGATATTTCCTCAATCCATAGGTCTTCGTTATCTAATATCCAGTCATCTACTTGAACATCTTTAGGTACTTCAATTTCTATCTCTGTAAACTTATGATATACACTTCGTTGTTGAATTTTTACTTTCATCTTATTTATTTTTATTGTAATTATTAATAAATCCCACTACTGAGTTGTAAGCATGTGCTATGTCTTGATTGCATATACTCTCGTAGATATTTTTGATAGCAGTATTAGATACTTCTTCACTTTGCTCTGCCTCTCCGACCAAACACTTTTCTATCACTGGCATTAGCCAATCCCAAGATTTGTGGTAATCTCCCCAAGGTAAACTACCATCTATTTTAGGATGTTCAAAATCACCAACATACATAAATTCTGCTATAATTTTATTTTCTTTCATCTTATTTAATTATTAGGGTTGTTAATTGTAGCTATACACTCTAGAACTGATTGACCTATACTAGCATTTACTTCATAGTCATAATAGCGTACTAGATGGCTCGTGATAGTGTTTCTCATCTCTTCAGTATATCCTACTAACGAATCAAATTCATTAGGGTACACTTCATCTAGATAATTATGCATACATTCATACTCTGAGTCTAGCTCGGTATTGAACTTAGACTTAATAAACCCAGCATAAGCAGGTTTAATGATGTCAAATTGTAGGTCATACTCCATCTTTGAAAAGTCTTTATTGAAACAAACCAATAGTTGGCTGAATAAATATTCACTGTAATTTAATGTTTTTTCCATTTTTTTAAATAGTATTAGTTAGTATCTCGTATTCTGATATTTGCACGGACTTTATTGAGCCATCTCTCTTAAAATACCTAGTAGGTACATTAATTTTGTTTGACTTAACATCATATCCATATTTCTTTAGTTCGCATATCCTTGATGCTAGTCTATAACACCCAAATAAATTGATAGCTTCCTTTTGTGTGAGTTTATTACCTGCTTGTAGGTAATCAATTATATCACTTGTCTGTGTTCTCATTTTAAATAGTATTTATTATCGTATTAGTTATCAACACTTCTTGTTGATTAGCTACTTCTTTTATGCATTCCTTTAATTTACTAAAATACACATCTTCATTATTGTCGGTTATTATTTGTAGTACATAAGTTTTTATAACTGTAAAATCCTCATCATAAGTTTTTTTCCATCCACCTTGACCCTTCAGTAAAGTATAGCCTGTATGGTGTATTCTTTGTAATTCACCATTTTGATTGGCATACATACCATGACTAATTGCATCAGTTATTTTATTGAGAACCTCTGAGCATTCTAATTCATTGTCTATTGAAAAATAGATTGTATATAATTGCTTTTTCATATTATTGTCTATAATTAGTTTTAATTTTTCTGAATGCCTCCCAAGTACTTGATTGTAGTAGTAGTGGAGAGATGTCTATTTTTTTAGCCGTATATTTGAAACAATCCACAAAGAAATTGTACTGAACCTTTGTCATTCCTTGATAATCGTCATTATTAGTCCATTTACCAAGACTAACTGATAAAGCGTGTCTATCAATAGTGATATTTTCGGTATTTGTAGGGTAAAGTATGTTCATATAGAAAGAACTTATCTTAGAGCCATTCAATATACCTAGTATATCAGTATCAGAACCTGATGATGATAGTATTCCCTTTGCTTTATCCTCAAATTGTTTCATATGGTGGGACTGTCCTACTGAAATCATTTTTTCAGCACATATCATATTTTGACTCCAAGTTTTTACTGGAGAAAGTGCAGCGATTACCCCTACACATTTATTTACACTGATATTATACCTACCTGCTAGAGATTTAGCAAAGTTATTAGCATCTCCATACCAATCCCTTCTATCCTCTTGAGAGGAATTAAAGTAAAAACCAAGAATATTATTCTTAATTTTAGTTCTACTAAGCATTTCGCCCTTGTATATTTGTTTTGTTTTCATAATTAGTAACCTATATATATTAGTAAAATAAATGCTAGTATTACTAGCAAGAGTTCTTGTATGTTAGATAATTTATACATAGTTTAATGTATAAAAGGGTTCATCATAATCATAATAATAAATGCTATTATTACTAGTGCTAGTTGCTGATTGTCTGATAATTTACTCATCATATTTTCTTTTAGAATCGGCTTTATCCTCCTCGTTATTTTCTAGTTTTGTAGCATGATAGTCATTCGCATCTACTTTATCTTCAAACCACTCATCACATTCATCACAAATATATCCTTCAGGTTCAGCATGGTCTAAGCAATCTAAATTCATACATATTCCTGAGTCTGATATTTCTGCATCACAGCAATAGCTCGTGGTAGCTGTTTCATAATCTTCCCCACAGCAAGGGCTTACTAAATTTCCCATAATTATTTATTGTTAGTTTGTTTTATAAATTCTACTACTACTTTGTATAACTCGTCTATGTTACAAGTAAGTAGAGCATCGTTCAACCTCATATAATCTATAGTGTCTGTGTTTCCAAATCGTTCAAAACACTCTATTACCACAGGCATCAGCCAATCCCAAGAGGTATTGTAAGGAAACTTATCATTTGTATAGTAGTCGTTTCCATAACCTATACTTGTACCCATAAATTCTGCTATTAGTTTGTTATTTTCCATAATTATTCTTTATTAATATGTATTTCGTTAATCACTTCTTGGATATCTTCCACATCTTCTAGGTCGTTTATAAACTGAAGTAAGTCTACATTGCCTTTTAAACTGTAATTATCTAGAAATCTATTGTAGTTATGCATAGATAAGTCTAGTATCATATCTATTAACTCTTGTGTTAATTTTTCTTCCATAATTTATTTATTTGGTAGGACTTGTCCTACGATGATAGTTTTCAAATTCTATTTTTAAGGCATTTTCTTCATTATCTGATAGCCTTAGTAATCCTTGTGCGTATAGATTGTATAATTCAGAAATACTAGGGGTGTACCCAAATTTTTCTTCATACCTTTTTATTATTGTTTCCATAATTTATTTTTTGGTAGGACTGTCCTACTGGTTAATAAGCTGAGATAGGTCTTGATTGATGCTCTTCATAATCAATTCCCATTTTATCAGCAAAATGTTTCTTTAGTTCCTCTCCGATACCATCTAAAATGCTATTGTCATCATCACTCACTTCATCTCTTTTGGTTTCTCTTCTCAATGTATCATTAACTGCAATACTTCCTAGCATACCACCTCCTAAGTAGTTTTGGTAGGCAGACATTTTCTCTCCCTCAAATCCAAATGGAGTTAAGTCAATTTCAATACCACCACCTCTTGATGATAGTTTTTCCCTAATAATTTTAAATTCCATGATTATTGTTTTAAATTAATAATATTCTCTGTATTTGCGTCATGTATTTCCCAATCAAATAACATAATCATATCTGATAGAGTTAATGACTTAAATTCTTCTTCCTCAAGTCCTCCGTTATCTATTTCGTGAAAGCTATATAAATCACCTTCAATTTCTTTTAAATCGTCATAGATAATATGCCCTTCAGTACCTCCTTTATAATCGTGTAGTTGATTATCCCATAATTTATATTTCTTTTTCATAGTTTTATTATCTTGATATTTCAATTATAGCTTCAGGGTATTCCTCACAAGCCTTTAGGTACGTCTCTACAAATTCTAAGAAATGTTCGTACATTCCCCAACCATTAGGGGAGTTGAACTGCTTAAAGTGTTCAGGTCTTAGTTTTAAATCCGTTAGCCCTAGTTTAAGTGGAGCTATTATATCTTTAGCCTTATCCCACTCTGACTCATCAGGTCTCCATAATGCCTTATATAAATCGCATTCATCAGCCATCTTAGTTAGATTATGAGTAGTCCCTCCATCATAAATGCACTCAGATTCTTCTTTCCAAGTTTCTCCTTTATTGTAGCTTGTCCATTTCTGAACCCTTAATTCTATATATAAACCCATAATTATTATTTTAAATTAAATTCTCCCAAATCATTTCCCCTTCTTTTTCAGTCTCAATCCCATCTTTATATATTTCATCTGATAGGCTATACTTAGTGCTTAGGAAAAAATCTACTATCCTTTGCGTTTCTGTATTAGATATACAACCATAAGAAAAAATAGTTTTATCAGCATAACTGATGTACCATATCATTTGTATTGGAGGAAATAATTTACCGCTTCCTTTTTGTCCGTGTAATTTAGTTCGGAACGATAATTTAAACCCCTCTTCACTGATAAGGGTATTATCCTGGTAATCTATCCAATTACAATTTTCTAACTTTACTATAAACTCATTCATATCTTAAAAATTTTAATTAATACTATTTTGGTAGGACTTGTCCTACGACTATTGACCACCAAACCATCCACCTTGACAATGTTTCTGCATTGGTCTGCCTGTTCCTACATTGTACTGGGTACTAGCGCATGATGATAGTAATAGGATTATAATTATTAATGTCAGGTAGGCTGTCCCTACAACTGATGCTGGGTTATTTTCTGCTATTTTTTTCATTATCTTTGTATTTTTAGTCCGTGATTTTCCATATACTCTATCCAACTCATCAACTCATCAGTATTTTCAAATGTATTTAAACATTCATTGATACTCATATCTGTTGGAAATGGATTTTTATTCTCGTGTCTAAAGTATTGGTATGTATATTCGCCTACCTTTTCTGCTAAATAATAAGGGTACTGAACAAAACTTCTCACAATACTTGCTCTAATTTCTTTTCCATGTCCAAAGGCGATACTTCTTTTGTCGCACCACTTTTGTTTTCCTTGTGTACTTCTAATAATTGTAGTCATAATTCTTTTTTAATTTATTAGTATTTTAATTGTTATGATACTGAATGACATTGCTGTTACCATCCACCATAGGAATGGTCGTTTACATTTAGTTGCGTCATTACTCCAAAAGTTTACATAATCTTTCATTAATTCTTTTTTCATCTTATTATCTTTAAATTATTTCTCGTAGGACTGTCCTACTCGTTTCTTAAAAATTCTTTATCTAATTCCATCTGCATTTTAAAATTAGTATTCTTATTCATTCGACTACTCATAGGGCAACTAGAGGTCTCTTGTGTATAGTACTCGGCTCTAGTATTGATTTCATGCACAAGTCCTTCAGGTGTCTTAATAACAAGATATAGCACCCCTCCAATTCTATAATGATGTAAATTTCCCTTGCCTCGATTTTTTAGTTTCTTTCCGTTCCATTCCTCGACTATCCAACCCTTATTTTGAGGGATATACGGTGATGATAGTATTTTAGTCTTCATTACTTTAGGAGGGCTTATTAATCCTTCAAGGATAAGTAACCTACGGAGTGATTTTTTAAATTCAGATTTTTTCATTGCCTTATCTTTAAATTATTTTGGTAGGACTGTCCTACTAAATTTGTAGCCATAAAAGGAATCGAACCTTTAGCACCTATTATTTCAGCACCTTACCAAGTTAACGGCTAGTTATAAGAGGAATTTCAACCCCTTAGATTATTTGGTTTATCTAGTACTACTTATGAAGCCGATACCTCTAGCATGATACTTTGTGCTAGTACTTTACCTAATTGTTGTACTTCTTTTTGTGTCAAATCACAATTTTCGCTAGATAGTAACTCAACAATTTTGTCGAATGTACTTTTTTGACTACTTTTTGAAACATAATCGACTAGAGAATATACCTTTGTCGTTCTATCGAATGCTAATTTTAAAGGGTTCAAATTCTCATCTTTAGTTGATACCCTCTTAATTGTCTTATTTAGCGTGTTAATTCGTTGGTCTTTACCACCTTGTTTGCTAGTAGTGTAGATGAAATTTGCCGTATCTACTAGTACTTTGCCATTCTCATCAGTTAAATTTGATAGGACTTGTCCTACTAAACTAGCATTGTGCTTTGTCGCTAGTGTTAAAGTTGATACTAATTGTGCTACATTTGATTTAGGCGTAACTTTCCCATTGATTAATTTGCTCATAATTTTTGTTTTTTTGTTTTAGTTAAATTCGCTTTGTTAATTATAATGCAAGTATACAGGTTTAAAATTAAGTGGTAACTAACTGATAATGAGAGGGTTAAAGCTAACTGCTTGATAATCAAGTACTTATAAGTATATGATAGTGAACCACTTAGCTATTTAGTAAAGTGTAAACATCGATTTTGGAAAATATATGGTGTCATGTTGTAACTGCTTGATACTCAATAGGTTACAGAGGTAAAAAAGGTAATGATTATTTCAATTATTGCTAACTACTTGATAACCAATGATATATAAGGTGTTGATTATCAATGCTTTAGCTATTTGTCAGTAACTTATTGACATTCTTATTTAGAATGACTATAAATAAGCAATTACTTTGTAAAGTACTGATTATCAGGTGGTTACAGAGGTAAATTAAGTAATTAGCTAGATAAGACTAGGTATAGACTAGGTCTGTAACCCTAGTAGATGAGTTTTAAGGCGTTAACTAGTGTTTTTGATACTGATATACTGTAAAGAAGTTAGAAGGCTTTAGAAGTCCTTAAATGGATTATTTAGGGTGTGCCTAGAGTATATACTAATATATACTAGAATTCCTAATTTTGTGCCAACATTTTATACAATAGTTTTCAACAAAAATAGAAGGGGGATTATCCCTCTCATCTTATGGTCTACCTTAAATAAAGTTTAGTCTTGTCTAAACATTAGTTTGTATAAACCGAAATCTAAAATTAGTTAAGGCTTAATTATAGATAAGGATTGCCTGAATATGGAAACAACCCCACCCCCCTAATTAATTTCGTTTAGGTAAAAGGATTTGTATGGTGCTGTATAGTATATTATCCCACCCCTAAGTATAACTGGAATCTTTAATTAAATTCTCCACTGGTATGTGTACTTTTTAACCAAGGTATGCATATGCATATGCAAGTGCATTGCTATAAGAATCAATATAGATATATATAGATATATATTATTATTATATAATACTATTATATATTACTATATACTTTATATATTAATCTTATATATTAATATATAATAGGAATACAATGAATTAAAAATAAGTTACTGTAAGTGCTGTGTATATTATTAGGGGTACCCATATTCACGTGAAGGGTACTGGCTCTGCGTGTAAGGGTGTAACGATATCTCCTTGGTATCAATACCCCCCAGTCTTGTGTGGAGCTCTTAGATGCATAAAAAAACCCCAGAGGTATTAGCTCCAGGGTTATCATTATCTTTTTGATTTCTTACCTACACACTTCCATCTCTTGCGTGATAAGTTGTTTGGGGTGTTGGGGTCGTTTTGTTTCTTCTTGGATAATCCCATTTTAATTCCATAGCTTCTGGCACAATAAGCATCTCCCTTGGATGTTCCAGGTTTAACTCTTGCTCCACCTCCTTTAGCTTTTCCTGCTTGACCGTAACTAACTTTCTTTCCGCTAGCTGTAATCTTTACTTTAGCTTTTCCTTTTCTTGGTGTTCTTTTAGTAGCCATAAGATGGTTTTTTCTTTTTAACTACCTTCTTTTTAACTACCTTCTTTTTCATTGGTTTATTTTTCATACTATAATTATTAATTAGTTATTACTTTCTGGTTCCTGTTCCAGATGATTTCCTGTTCTTAGGGTAGTTATGACTAGACCCTTTCTTTCTTCCTCCCTCTCCTGCTTTACCTCTGTTTGATTTAACTGTTCTACAGACACAATTCGATGGAGCGTTGTTTCTTGGATTACCATCCTTATGATGAACCTCCTTACCAGCAGGGCATTTCTTCTTTCTTGCGGCAGCATTTCTGGCAGCTCTATCTTTCTTTGCTTTTGTGGAGCTTTGAAATTTCTTATATTCGTCTTTATAATCTCTAGCCATTATTTATTGCATTTACAAGGTTTACTTTTGCACTTCTTACACTTACTTGAACATCCACATCCCATAGTTAAATATTTTTAGTTAGAGTACAAATATAGGTAAATAGTTTTTATTAACAAACTAATTTCTTTTAAAATAATTTACTACATTTGTATTATAATTTAAAACAAAACAAAATGTCAGAAGAAAAGAAAGGGCCTAATATGATATCTAAAGCTTGGAATCTAACTAAGGCTGTAACCAAATATGCAGCATACGGATTCAAGACAGTACCCGTATCAGTATACGAAACTAGAATGAAGGAATGTGATAAGTGTGAGCATCTAATAAAAGATAAAGGAGCATGCGGAATGTGCGGATGTGACGTAGAACTAAAGGGTCAATGGTCAACTGAGAAGTGTCCAGATAACAGATGGAAAGCTACAGTATAATGGAGATACCAACAGGACTAATAAGAAAAGTTATAGTTATGGCAGGAGACCGTGATATAACATACGTGAGAGGAAACTCAATAGCTAAGGGAGCAATTAAAATTGTAGACATCACCTTTGACCAAGCATATTCAATGCAATACAATAAACCTAGATACAATATCTACGTACAAGAGATAAACTCTGAGTTTACTAGACTATGGAAGTCAATACCAGCAGACCACTGCTTACCAGAATATGAATTAGGCATCGAAACAATTAAAGACAATGATTAAAGGAGTGTTCGGAAGTATGGTTTTAATAGAGCTAGAGAAAGAAACAGAAGATTCTAAAGTATTAGAGAATGGAACTGAGATATGGTTAGATACAGAGATAGATAGACTATGGCATGCAAGGCAAAGCGGTATCGTTAGGTTTGCAGCTACCACATCTACCAAGCGAGTAGAAGATAACATCCAATTAAAAGATGGAGATAAGGTTTACTTCCACCACTTTGTGATTAATAGTAAGATTGAATTAGATGGAGAGAAGTTCTACAAGGCAGATGTCAATCAGATATATGCTAAAGAAGATGAGAATGGGAATATCGTTATGCTCCAGGATTATATCTTTGTGGAGCCAGTCACAAACAGTGACCGCATCAAAACAGATTCAGGTATTACAATAGCACAAGAAGAAGAAATAGAGAATGAAGGTATCGTTAGACATATCAATCAGTTCACGGAGAAAGTAATCGAAGTAGCCGTAGGCGATAGAATAGTATTTACAAAGCACTCCAATTACAAAATGAATGTGGGAGATAAGAAGTACTATAGAATGAGAGACTACGATACCCTTGCGGTAATAGGATAAACATGGAAGAGAAGACAGAAATACAAATATACCTAGAGGAAACTTCGGCATCTCTACTAAGAGCAGCTAAGGCAGGAATAAAAACGCTTATAGCTGAGGTGTCAAGACCTATAGCTGATGATGTTCCAGATGAGAAGCGTAAGTCAGCCTTAGACTCCAAGAAGAAAGCTTTTATGGATGCACAAGAAATGATGTTAGCTTTAGCTGTACTAGATAGAAGTCTAAAGGGAGAGGTAGAAGTAGAAGATGACTTAACCGACAGACACTTTAAAAGAGGTGCTGCTGAAAAATTCGCTAAATAATTATGGAAGAGATGGAGAAATATAAAATGCAACAAGAGATATTAGAGGATACCATGTACTGGTCATACCTACTGATAACAAAACAAATGACTTTTGATGAGTTGTTAGATTCAGATGAAGACTTTGGTTTAATATATAATCCAGATGACGAAGACTCTAATTTCGATGAGGCTATTGACACTCTTCTTGACTTTTTCATATACAGGGAAGAGTATGAAAAATGCCAAGACTTGGTTGACGTGAGAAAATTCTACAAATAAAAAAGGGGCTATCGCCCCTTTTATACTTCAGGTCTAGTTTATATACTATTAATTCACTATATTTGTAATATTAATTTAAGTAATGAGCGAAAAGAAAATACAAGGTATAAATATTAGCGTTCCAAAGAAACCAAAACTGAAAGACATAGATGGTTTTAATAGAAGTAAAAAGAATCAGAAGTGGAAAAGAAATCCAATCCCAGATAATTGGGAAACCTTATCAGCAGCGAAACAGGATAAGTTTATAGAGTTGGAATTCGAGAGAAGGCAGAATGGTTATTGGTTTATGAATAACGGAGATGCGACATACATAACAGGTGCGCATTATTATTATATGAACTGGTGTAACATTGATATAGGTTATCCAGACTACTGGGATAGAGATAGAAGATTCTTTATAGTTTGGGATGCAGTAAGAAAGGATGGAGATTGTTTTGGATTAATAATGCCTAAGCACAGAAGACAAGGTGCATCGTGGAAGGCAGCAGCAATAGTACTACATGATATATCGTTATCATACAATGCTAGTGGTGGAATGTTATCTAAGACAGGTTCGGATGCAAAGAAGCTCTTTGACAAGGTTGTTTATATTTTTAGAAAGTTACCTGATTTCTTTCAGCCAATTATTGAAGGTACAGACTCACCGAAGACTGTGCTATCTTTTAAGAAGCCTGGAGAAAGGATAACTAAAAATAATACCAAGGTAAAGGCCTCGGAAGCTTTAGAGTCTCAGATTGATTGGAGGAATACGAAAAACAATTCCTATGATGGTGAGAAGTTAAAGACTTTCATATCCGATGAGGGAGGTAAGTGGTTGGAAGCAGATGTATCTAAGAATTGGCAGATTGTGAAGCCAGCCTTATCTCAAGGGAGAAAGATAATAGGTAAAGCATTTTTACCGTCAACTGTGAATGAGATGAAAGAAGGGGGAGCAGCGTTTAAAGATATTTGGGATGATTCAGACCAAGAGGACATAGTACTAGGTACTAAAAGAACTCGTTCAGGATTGTTTAGATACTTTACTCCAGCGTATGACGGATTTGAAGGATTCATTGATGAATTTGGAATGTCAGTTGTAGGAGCTCCAAAGAAAGGAACAAAAGATAAGTATGGAGACTTAATAGATATGGGCTCCAAAGAATACCTATCCAAGATACGAGAAGGATTTAAAAATGATACAAATAAGTTAGCGGAACACAAGAGACAATTCCCTTGGACTCCAGAGGAAGCGTTTAGGGTTAATACAGATACATGCTTATTTGATTCAGAAAGAATATACCAACAAATAGATTACATCGAAGGAACTGGTGGGGCTATGGTAACGAAAGGAGATTTTAGATGGAAAGACGGAGAGAGAGACTCAAAGGTAGTATGGACACCATCAGCAAAAGGAAAGTGGAGTGTTGTTTCTCTGCCTGAAGAAGAAAAGACAAATATAAAGATAAAGAAACATAACGGATGGAGTGCTGGTAATGAAATGGAATATGTGTCAGGTTGTGACCCGTTTGACCATGATGTTACAACAGACGGTAGAAGGTCGGATGCAGCTGCATATATGTTTAGAAAGTTTACCGCTCATGACCAGGATAACTCTCATATGTTTGTTGCACAATATATACATAGACCTCCTAAAGCAGAGATGTTTTTTGAAGACATGCTTATGATGTCGATATACTATGGAGCTCCGATGTTAGTAGAGAATAACAAGATAGGATTGATACAGTATTTTAAAAGAAGAGGGTATGAAGGATTCTTAATGGCTAGACCTGAATCTACACATACTAAGTTTAGTAGGAAGCAAACAGAGTTTGGAATACCAGCTACAGGTTCAGCAGTAGCAAATGCGATAGTAGATTCCATACAGGCTTACGTATATGATTACGTAGGAGTGAATGAGGAAACTGGAGAAGTAGGTAGAGTATTCTTTTATGAACTGTTAAAGGATTGGTTAGGGTTTGATGTAAATAATAGAACTAAGTTTGATGCGAGTATGGCGAGTGGATTTACTTTGTTAGCATCTCAGAAGCATGTTAAACCGAAAGTAGAAATAAAAAGGACTGCACCTTTTGTGCATAGATATAGTAATAATGGTAGGCTATCAAAAAGAATACGATAATGAGTAAAAAACAAATTGGAGGGTATCCAGACCCTCAAGCATCACGAGAAGAGAAGCTAGAAAATAGTTATGGAGTAGATTATTTTAAAAGAATGTATGGCGAATGGTCTAATGATGAATCAGGTGATGGTTCTCATTCTTCTAAAAACCAGAGATACAATAAATGTAGAGAGTATTCCTCAGGAATGCAATCTGTAGAACCATATAAAGAATTGCTAGGAGCTACTGGTGACTCTTCATACTTAAATCTTAACTGGGAGATAGTTCCTATCATACCTAAATTCGTTGATGTTATTGTAGGAGGACTTACTAATCAAGAGTATAAAATTAAATGTACTTCTATTGATAAGGTATCTCAAGATAAACGCTCTGAAGATAAATTAAAGAAACTCACTAACATGGAGTTGAAGGGGTTTGCTAATGAGATTTCAGGAATGACAGGTATTCCTTTCGATAGAGGAGTTGAAGACTTGCCAGAAGATGACGCTGCACTTGACCTTTATATGCAATTAGAATACAAACAAGCTGTAGAAATTGCAATGGAAGAAGGTATTGAACTTGCTTTCTATTTGAATGATTGGGAGGAAATTAAAAAGAGAGTTACTAGAGATATTATTGATATTAATATGGGAGGAACGAAAACATCTGTAGAAGATGGTCAATTAAGAATAAGATATGTAGACCCTGCAAATCTTATTACATCACACTCTACAAGTCCTGACTTTAACAATATACAACATGCAGGAGAGATAACATACATGACTATACAGGAGTTAAAAAAACTAGCAGGAGATACCTTTACTGAAGACGAGTACAATGAAATAGGTAGAAATAATCTTGGTAAGTTTGGTAATGCTAAGTCAGTAGGTAATAGTCAAGATATATACAATGGCTATGACACAGGCGTATACGATACATTTAAGATAGCAGTATTGGATGGTGTATTTAAGTCTACTGATGCATTACACTACGAAAAGAAGTCTAATAAATTCGGAGGGTATTCTATTAATAAAAAGAAAACTGGATACAAAGCTCCAAAGAAACCTACATATAAAAGAGAGCAGATTAAAACTCATGTAGAGAATATATATAAGGGGAGTTGGATTATAGGTACTAACTCTATATATGATTACGGACTAGCAACAAATATACTAAGACCTAAGTCTAATCTTTCTAGAGTTATACTACCTTACTCTTTATATTCTCCTAATATGAGAAACATGAATAGCAAGGGATTGGTAGAAAGAATGATTCCTTTTGCTGACCAGATACAACTGTGTCATCTTAAGCTACAACACTTAATGGCTAAATCTAAACCAAAAGGAGCTGCCATTGAATTAGGGGCTATTGAAAATGTAGGTAAGGGAGATGGAGGTACATTTACTCCTATCGAAGTTCAAGACATCTATCAACAAACAGGTAATCTTTACTATAGAGCTCAATCAGATGATGGGGCTCCAACTCAAGTTAATCCAATACAGGAGCTAGGAGGAGGTATAGGAGGTGCTTTACAAGAAATCATTGCTATATACCAATACAACATGCAGATGATAAGAGATGTTACTGGTATCAATGAAGTGAGAGATGCATCACAACCAGATAAAGAATCTTTAGTAGGTGTTAATAAGATGGCTTTACTTGCATCTAACAATGCAACGAGATGGATTAATCAAGCTGTACTATCTATTACTCAGGGAACAGCAACTAGTATTGCCCTAAGAGTTAGTGACTTAGTTAAATACAAAGGAACGTATAAAGGATATGTAAGAGCTATTGGTGAATTTAATATGAAGACTATTGAAGTAAGTAAAGATGTTACTATGGCTGACTATGGTATTATGATTGAACCATTACCAGACGAGGAAGAGAGAGCATTACTAGAAGGTAATATTCAAATGTCTATTCAGCAAGGAGCACTTAGATTAGAAGATGCTATTCTAGTTAGAGGTATTAAAAATACTAAACTAGCAAATCAAATGTTAATACTTAGGAGAAAGAAGTACGCTACAGAACAGACTGAAACAGCTAATGCTAATGCTCAAGCTAATGCTCAACAGCAACAGCAATCAATAGCAGCTAAGTCTGAATCTGATTCTCAATTAAAGCAAATGGATGCTCAAATTGATATGCAGAGAATGGAAGCTGAATATGAAATGAAAGAAAGATTTGCTCAAGCAGAGCACGAAAGAAAATTAAAAGAATTAGAATATGGTGGTTCAATAAAATCAGACCACATTGAATTATCTCAGGATGATTCAGACCTAGTAAGAAATAGTGTTGCATAAAATATGTAGGTATTCTAAATATTTTTTACTATATTTGTATTAATTAAACTTAAAATTAAATTTAAACACAATGTCAAATAACAGATTTGAAGAGTTAGCTGCAAAAAGCATGGGGATGGATATCGCAGAAGAAGTAGCTCAGGAGGAGACTCCTACACAAGAAACCCAAACAGTTGAAACAACTACGGAAGAAGTTCCAGAAGTGAATGCAACTGAAGATAGTTCTTTGAAAGAAGATATTACTAATGAAACAGGTGACGAATCAAGTCCTGCTCCAGAAGTTAGTTTTGAATCCCTATTAGGCGAAAAGTCAGAAGGGAAATACGAAACTTATGAGCAGATTGAAGAAGCGCTTAATTCAGCTAAAGGCAGTTCAGTAAGTTTTGCTAACGAACAGATAGAAAAACTAAATGAGTATGTTGCTAAAGGCGGGAATGTTTCTGAGTATCTAAGGACTCAAACGGCTAACTATGAAGAGATGGATGAATCAAGTGTTGTCAAGGCATCAATGAGGTTTAATAACCCCGACCTAGATAATGAAGATATTGATTTATTATTTCAAGATAAGTACAAGCTAGATGAGGACGAATATACGGATAGTGAAATTAGATTGTCTAAGATTAAATTAAAGCAAGCGTCAAAAATTGCTAAATCTGAACTTATGAAATTTCAAAAAGAAAACGCAACTCCACAAAATTTTCAAGATGCCGAAGCCGATAAGGTTAAGCTAGAGAATGATGCCAGACAATGGTCTGCAAAGGTTGATGATTCTATTAAGGAATTTAAAAGTGTTGACTTTGAGATTAACAATAAAGGAGAAACATTTTCTTTTGAGTTAAATGAAAAGGCATTAGATACTGTTTCGCACTCCACCAAGAATTTAGGCGAATTCTGGAATAGGTATGTTAACGAGGATGGAAGTGAAAATATCACTAAACTAGCTCGTGACATGGCATCTCTAGATAATTTAGATTCTATCGTTAGGAATGCTTATGCTCAAGGAGCTTCAGGAGGGAAAGAAGATGTCATTAAAGATATCACAAATCCATCTTACAGCCCTGAGAACAGAGGTGATTCTGACAAACCTCTTTCTATGGATGCGCAAATTGCTGCTGAACTTAGAAAGAATATGTAATAATATTAATGCTAAAAAAATAAAAAAATGGCTTATACTACAACTCCTGGAATTCCAAGTGCTTTTCAGGTCGCTTCAAGCGAAAATTATGTATCTACACTAAACATTCACCAACCAGAGGTTGCTGAGGATTTCGTGCAAAGATATGGAGACCAATCTTTAATGGGTTTCTTAGATGCTGTCGGGGCAATGTCTCCAGTTTCACAAAGAAAATTCGAACATTATGAGGATGATTTCTTACACCAAAACTTTACTGCTGCCGCTGTAACAATTGCTGCTGCTGGTACTTCAATTACAATGGCTGCTGCTTTTTCATCTACTGGTATTGCGGCTGGTTCATATTTCTTAAGACTTGGGGATATCGTTCAGAACAAATTCGGAGAGATTGCATTATGTACTGTTCGTAGTGCAACTAACGGAACTGCAACATTAGTTCCTTATAAGAATGCTGCATGGACTGCAATGGCTGCTGCTGATGTTTATATCATTATCGGTAATGAGCACGAAGAAGGTACTGGTCAACCAGCTGGAATTACTCCAACTGCTAACCACTACGAGAACTATACAATGATTATGAAAGACTCTTTCCAAGTTACTGGTTCAGAGGCTACTAATAAAGTATGGTTCAAAGTAAATGATGCTGCTACTGGTAAATCTGGTTACTTATGGTACTTAAAAGGTGAAGGAGATACTTACAAGCGTTTTAACAACTACTGTGAGACTCAAATGCTTTTAGGTCAAGTTGCTACAAATACTGTATTACCAGGAACAATTGGTTCAGGAGGTATTTCAGGGACTGAAGGTCTTGTTGACTTCATGAGAAGTGGAAATGTTCAGACTTATACTGCTGGTACATTTGGTCTTACTCAGTTTGACGCAATGATTAAGAAGTTAGATGCTGCAAAAGGAGCTAAAGAAAATACTATCTGGGCTGGTATTGACTTGTCAATGGATATTGATGATTCAATCGCTATTATGGCTGGTATGGCTGCTGGAGGAATTCAGTATGGAGCTTTTAATGGAAACAAAGAATTAGCTGTTGCTTTTGGATTTAATTCTTTCACTAGAGGTGGTTACACTTTCCATAAGAAAATCTATGATGCTTTAAGTTACTCTCCAATGATGGGTGCTACTGGTTTTGATTATACTGGAATGGGATTAGTTATTCCTGGTGATTCTGGAAGAGATGCTAAAACTAGAGAAGCTATTCCTTCTTTAAGAGTTCGTTATAAAGAAGCTGGAGGTTACTCAAGAAAGATGGAGCACTGGTTAACAGGTTCTGCTGGATTAGCTAACCCTACTACTGACGTGGATGAGTTAAGATGTCACTACAGAACTGAAAGAGGTTTTGAAGGATTTGCAAACAATAGATTCGCACTAATTGAATTAGCGTAGTTTCTACACAATAATAGAGAGGGAGGATTTGTCTCCTCCCTTTCTTTTTTATTAATTAAATTTTAAAAAAATGACAAACAAAAAAAGAAAGCCAGTTGTTTTTCAACTGACGAGAAGGAACGAAAGACCTTCTATTACAGGACAAAATTATCCTGTAAGTCATAGAATCCCATCTGAAGATGAGGTGTATGACGAAGAAACAGGAAGAAATAGAATGATTAGGTATGCGATTGGTGAACAATCTATATACTTAGACGAACAAACATCTGACAATCCTGTATTAGGAGATATCGTTTTCGAAAATGGTATCTTAGTAGTACAATACCAACAAGTAACATTAAGAGAATTTCTTCAAGCTTCTAATTGGAATAAATCAAATCCAGATAGAATGACTACTAAGCGTATTATTTATGATGCTTTAGATGGAGAGGTAGACGCTCAGAAGAATCTTGAAAATCTTGAGGTGGAATTCCATGCGATGGAGTTACTAATGGAGATGGATGCTCAAAAGATGATTGGGTACGCTAGAGCTCTTGGAGTTAATGTGGATAGAAGTATGTATGAGATTAAGCACGACATGATGGTTATGTCTAAAAATCAACCTCAACTATTCTTAGATGAAATTGCTAATCCAAAAACAGAAAGAATGCAGGTAATTTTAGAGGCTGAAGACGAAAGAGTCATTGTTGTTAACACAGCAAAGAGACAAGTATTCTGGGGATTCGGAGCTAAAGAAGTTATTACAACAGTACCTGTCGGAATAGACCCTAAAGACCATTTTGTAGATTATACATTTGGAGAGGAAGGTCAAGAAGTATTTAAGAAAATAAAGAAAGTATTAGCTGGAGAAGTTGCACCAACTAAAGAAAAAGTAAAAGCTACAAGTAAAGCGTAGTAATATCTTATATTTTTAATTTGTTTTAGAGGGGGTATGTTTATTCATATCCCCTTTTTTATATAGATAAATTTCACTATATTTGTATGATTAAAAATTATATAAATTATGATTACTAGTTTAAAACTGGAAGAAGTACATATCCATGCCTATGATAATTCTTTTGCAACTGATGCTGAAATGCACGGGGGAATTGTGTTTAAATTTGATAATACTAATTATCAAAATAATGGCATTAGCATAACATTAGAAGATGCATCAGGAAATCTTGTGAGTGCAACGTCTATCTCTTCCTCTGTCACGGGAACTACATTTAATGCTTTCTTTGGTAAGCATAATACTTCTTCAACGAATGACAGGCTTTTACCTGGGACTTATACGGCAATTTTTTCTAGTTCAGTAGAATCGACAAGTATGACACATAGATTCTACATTCCTAATAAGACTCAATTAGCTGATACATACTACGGGGTTGGTAACGCTTCTATAAAATATATAATAGGTTATGACGCTGTAAATACAACTTGTACAGCGGAAGTTGTATTCCCTACAAGTACAGGTATAACTTGGGTTTATGATACGTGGGAAGTTAAGGATGCTGATACTGGATTAATTAGTGCTCCTTCACCTATTGCTGGTTCTGGTGGGGTAGGTTCAAATACACCATGGTTTCCTATAGAAACTGTTACAACTATAACAGACACTAAATGGGAGGTTCAGAGATTTAGCAATGTTACTGGTAATCCAGCTCTTGATAATGTATTTGTTTATCAAGATTTTGGATGGGAAGATATATTTGACGCTACAACATGTGGTCTTCCTGTTGTGTGCAGTGAACCTCAGTTTACAATATTAAGTACTGGAGATGTTTCTGCCGCAAATGCTAGTGATGGAACGGCTAATATACAAGCAACTTATGCGCAACCAGTTACTTCAACTAATCTTCTATTCACAGTTACAGGTACGGCTGGAAATGCTTTAAGTCAAAATTATTCTTCTACTTTTCTTGTGTCAGGAACATCTCCTAATTTTCCTATTGAGTATTTAACAGGATTATACGAAGGAACATATCTAGTTACATGTATAGATGAGAACGGATGTCATACCTCTAGTTCTTTTACAATAGTTGCTATGCCTGTATGGGCATGTACAATAAATATGTATCCAATGGAAGCTCCTGGATGTGATTCTACAATGCTTATCGTTGACATCAATACTCACTACGCAGGAACATCTACTTATGAGGTTATATGGACTAACGATGCAGGAACTGTACTTCAAAGTAATGTATATCCTGGTCAACCAGCAAATAATTCTGATTTCTATACAACATTCGTTACTGGAAACTTTACTGTGACTGTTAATTTACTTGATTCTCCTTGTATAGGAGTTACTGAAACTTATACTTTTATGCATCCAGTTATCCCTTCTTTTTCTGGAAATCTTATTAAGACAGATGAAACTATAGCGGGGGCTAATGACGGTACGGCAGAAGTAATAGCTGCACCATCTGGAACAACCTATTTATGGTCTAATGGGGAGACTACATCGGCAATAACAAATTTAGGCCCTGGGTTATATTCAGTAGCATGTACATGGGGAGGAGGAAAATGTACTGAAGGGTGGTCATTCGAGATTTTAGAGGGAAAAGCTTATCCAGATGTAGATAATTTAGATATTTGCCTAAATCTAAATACAGGGATGTTTGAATTCACAGATAATAATCATTATATTAGTAATGTACCTGCTCCATACATAATCTCGATAAATATAGAGCATTCTAATGGAACTACTGCTTATTCAGGGGTATCAGATATAATTATAGATAATCTTGATGCTTCACTCAGAACGTATGATTACACTAACCAGTTAGGAGAGAATTTTACTATACCTATTCCTCAGTATAGCGCAAATGATTATATTGATGATATTTATAAAATAACTTTTGATTGGAATTTTGAAGGAACATCAATATCACAAGACTCTAAGGTTGTTTATCTTAACGCTTCAGACTTAGATTTATATAACGACTTAACGATAGATGCTACATTAACATATAGTTGTGATGGAGATATTGAGAGTAATGATATGACTGACTATAATATATCTACCACTCCATATGCATTTACAAGAACGCATGAATTATTTTCTCAGTTATCTGCTGGGTCTGCATTAGTATCTACAAGTAATGCTTTTGTAGCTTATGATTTATATTCTGGAGGATGGAGTAATATGATTACTACAGATATAGTATGGACAGTACCTCCAATCATATCTTCTCCACATAGTTTCTCTGGAGTTTGTTTCAAAAAAACAATCACAGGGTCTGATACGGAATCAGTGAACTGTAATATAGACCCATGCGTTATAAATCAATTCATGAAGAACATTAAGAAAAGATATGATGATTCTGTATGTGATAGAGATATAATAAATATAAAGAAAAATAAAGCTAAATATCAAAGAGCAATAGAGCTAATGGTATTATATAGTACTGGAGATGACTCTCAATGTGGAAGTGATTTTCAAGAGTTATGGGATATACTAGAAATAGCTAACCTAGATGATATAACATCATTAAGCTGCTGTGGAGACCCTACGGTCAATAACTCTATGATTGCAGACGGCTCACCTTACTTTTCATCAATATCTTGTGATACTGGAGGGGGAGGAACTTATGGGGACGGAGATTCAGGAGGTGGTGGCGGTGGTGGTGGTGGTGGCGGCGGCGGTGGTGGTGGTGGTGGTGGTGGAGCTTTATGCCCTTGTGATTCTGATACTCCAATGTGGGGTGACGCTGCTCAGATGGCAGGAGATTACGTTGTAGGAGAATCTGTTTGGATTCAAGCTACTGATGTTTCAGGAACTATTATGGACTTATGCTTTGAATTATACGAAGTTCCAGGTGGAGGATTTAATACAAATGGCACTGAGGGGGAGAGTCCTTTTGATGATGGAGGGGCTTATTGGAATTTCCAACCATGCGGATATAGCAATTCTCTAATATGGGGTTGTACTGACCTTACTTCAGATAACTACGACCCATTAGCTACTTTTAATGATGGTTCTTGTATAGCTCCAGTTTGGGGTTGTACTGACCCGCTAGCAGTTAACTATATTGCTGGAGCAGATTTGGATGATGGTTCTTGTTCTTATGTTTCAGGTTGTGCGACAGGTACTCCTTCTTGGATACAGACAGACCCCCCTCTGAGTCATTACTCTCCTTATGGAGGTGAGTTCGCAGAAGATTCTACTGGGGGAATTTGGATGTGCGGAAGAAATGCTTGTGGGGCAAGTATGCATGCCTTAAAACTCGCTAAATGGAATACAACTACAGCTTTATGGGAAAATCCCTTAGCTATGTGTGATGCGATTGACAACAGTGTGTTTCCATATGCTTCTATGGTTTTTGATAGCAACGATAATATATATGTACAGTATGGAAATTTAGTTCATAAATATACTGGCTCTTTAGCTGGCGGTGGTACTTGGACTGACATAACTGATGGAACTGATAAACCTTATAATTGGTATCAAAATCACATGAGTGTTGATTCGTCAGATAATATATATCAAAGTGACATATTGAAATGTATGAAATGGAACGGTACTTCTTGGACTAAAATACTAGAATACGGAGTCGGTAATGGCATAGGTGACATTAATAATATATGTGAACGTATGCTATGGATTGGTACAGACTTATACATGATTGTTAAAATCGCTGCGGTAGGGGTTAGGTTAGCAAAATACAATGGTACTGTATGGAGTCTTGTTGGAGGTGATACTGGAACTAATCTAGGGGGGACAATAAACAGACAGACTACTGACTTAACAAAGGATAGCAATAACAATATATATATTATAGGTGTTACGGCAAATGCAAGTATTGCTAGTAATGCGCAATTAACCGTAGCTAAATGGGATGGTAGTTCTTGGTCTATGCTAAACTCAACCAATGATTTAATGACACCTACTCAGTATCTATATGATGGTGGTGTTTATGTATGTAAAGAAAGAGTTAGTATTAAGATAACAAGTACTGATGTATTAGTAGCAGGTTTTGTTGACAATGGAAGAGATTTAGAGGTGAGGCAGTTAGATTTAAACGCAGGTACATTACAATGGGAATATCTTACTCCTACTGCTTCCTCTGTCATGACTACTACTCTTGCTGCTATAGTTTTTGTAGATAGTAGTGATGGGATTTGGGTGAAAGGTAATTATCAAGCTACAGTTAATACCTTCTTCTTAGACCCTTGTGTTCCTGTTCAACCTCCGCCACCTCCTGAACCGTGTACTGGGGTTACACTTATTCCAGATGTTGCCTTTGAGACGAGATTAGACGCATATGGCATTGGGAATGGAATTATTGATGGTCAAGTTGAAGATATTTGTTATGTTGACAAAATAAATGTGAATAATTCAGATGGACTAATGTATTGTATTCCTGGAGATATATTAACCTTATCAGGGATAGAAGATTTTACAGCTTTAAAGGAGTTACTTTGTTTTGCTCATCCCTTGACGGCTGTAGGAGGTGTAGATTTAACTCAAAATATTTTATTAGAAGTAATAGATTTTCAGTGGACAGGCTTCACTTCTATAGATTTATCTACTTTATCAAACTTATGGAATTTTCTGAAAGCGGGAGCTGCTTCGGGTTGTGCAGGTTGGCCAGCATCAGACATGAATACGCTAACTTCAATAACATTACCAACGGCAGGAGTATTAACACAATTAATGCTTTCTTACCAGCCACTAACCAATAGCTCTATAATTAATCTTCCTCTTCAAACGTCTCTTGAAAATCTCTACCTTTATAATAACACAGGAATTACAACTCTTGATTTAACTCTTAATACCGCTCTAAAGCTTATACGAGTTTATGGTTGCGGTCTTACTTCTTTAACTATAGGTAATAATATAGATTTAGCGGTTCTTGCTACTAATACTACTAGTGGGCTTAAGAGATTTAAAGCAACTGCAAATGACGCTAATTTAATAATACACGTAGGGAATGCTGCTGGTAGGGTAGCTCTTGCTCAATCATTATTTACAGTGGCTAATGGAAGTATATCACCTGGAACAACTTTTGCAATATAAAAAATAATATATGTCTAGAATAAATCACGATAAAAAAAAGAAACAAGGTAGCACAAATGATATCTTTAGAAGCGTAAGCAAAAGTAAACGTATTCGTAAGAAAGTCGGCCATAAAGGTGACTATGCTGTAGTCAAGACTGGTAGTTCGTTTATAACTTCCGTAGAGACTGGACTAGGAACAGTGGCATCTCCTTTTCTATATACTATTGATGTAGATAGTGGATTAAAATCTAAGTTAGCTTCTCAAAGAGCTAGTTCTATCACCCTTGATACAGACTCTATACAACAGAGAGCAACACTTGGTAATAATTTATTAGCATTAAATTTAAAAAAGAAGAGTCTAAAGATAATAGACTTCCAGGCATCTATTAATGCTACTAGTAATGGTATTAATGTTGGTGTTAGTGAATTCGGCAGAAATAATGAATATACATATACTTTATCGAGCTTAAATAATGTTCTTGACAAAAATAATCACTTTGCAATTATATTCACAAATGAATTAAACCGTATCCCTGTATTGCATTACGGATGTGATAAAGAAGGATATAACATTGATATAGTATCAATAAGTAAGAAAACAATAGGATTTAAAATAACATACGATAAGATGGATGTAACCAATAGATACCTTTCAAGTCAAGATGATTTAGACATTAGCTTTGTCATAGAATGGTAGGTTTATTGGAAGGAATTCATTATATTTGTAATAATTATACACATAAAACATGGCAATAACATTTGATTTACTATTTAATATGGCTTCTAACGAAGTCACTCTTAGCGATACGACTGATTATACAGGGTACACAACACCCGTACATGGGGTGGTTAGTATTGTAAGTACTACGTTTGGAGCCTTAAACACTCCAGGAACCAATCTTGTTCCTGATATAACGATTGCTTCTGGTGATTTTAGTCCAGCTGGGCAGTCGTCAAGAAATTTCTTGGTAACAACAGGTAGTCCATCTCCAGGAACCCCATTCAACGGGGATTGGACTGTAACATACTCTATATACGATGATGCAGGGCAAACAGGATTTGCAGAATCAGCTATAACTAAATCATTTACCTTTTCTTTTATTGGGATTACTGCTGCACTTTCTATAGTTACATCTAATACTGCGTCTCAAGCTACATCAACAGACTCTACAGATTACCTAAATGGAGGGGCATATACTTTAATTGCCGAGGCTAAAACACATTCAATATACGCTCCTCATGGAGCTGTGGATGCAGCAGGAAATGCTATACCATCTCCAGCAGATACAGGTAGCTCTTCGGTAATAACATACACTGGGATAACTACTGGAGTATGGTCATCAGAAATAACTAATATTTATACTGTTGGGCTCAACGGAGGAATGGGGGCTGACAAAACTCACAATGTTAAGAACATAACGCAATTTGATGCGTATGCTGAGGCTAGTAGTACTGTTGGATTGTGTAATGTTTATTGCTGTTTAAAAGCATTGAACTTAAGGTATGAAGAAGCTAAGTGTATGAATAAATCATTAGCTGAAAACTATAAGAATAAGATAGAAGATGTGACTAGATTGGTCACTCTTTATAATCAATCTGTGAATTGCGGATTAAATGCAGATGCGGAGGTTTATTTATTGGAGATTATGAATGTGTCTGAATGCAATACAGAATGCAATTGTTACGGTAAAGATGAAGGTGGAGGAGATGAAAGGCCACCAGCATTAATTCCTATTACATCAAGCACTTCATCTAAATCATATAATTTAGTTGCAGGCTCTTCTGATATGGTAATATCATCAGCAGGTACAGGTTCTTCTGCTAGTCCTGTAGTGTACAATATGAAATTAGGGGCTGGTGTGAGTGGGGACATTGCTTTTATAGCATCCAACTTAAATAAATCTATTGATAATATAGCTATAATAAAAAAGTCAACCACAAAGATAGAGTCTAAAATAAGCACTTTATCTACAGGAGTAAATCAACAAGCTTACAATGTAGAGTTAAATAATTCAACTACAACAGCCACTACCACTCAACTAGTATCAACTACTGGAATATTTAATAGTGCGGCTTCAACAGTATATAACAACTCAGGATTAGCTAATTTTCTTGATATGAATAATTCATTCACTGTAAGTAATATATACTCATCTACTTTAACTAATAATTTGTTTTCTGTAACTCCTACTAGTCATAGTAATAGTAGAGTATCTGTTCAGGTAACTAATAAGACTACGGCTGGTTTAGGTGCGTTCTCCTTTAGACTTATGGATACAGAAACGAATCAACCTTTAACTAACAAAGAGTTAAATAACTACACAATGCTTTTAAACATAACATTCAGAATAATTATAAAATAAAATGGCAATAAATAATTTAGGAAACGGTAGTGGATATCTTTATATCACTGATACAAGTAACGGAATATTATCTAACATAGTAAATAATACTACAGGAAGGAAATCAGTATTAAAGGACGCATTGATAAATGCAACTTTAGCTGATAACTCAACAAGTATTACAAACGACAGAAAATACTTTATTAATACGGCAGGTACTGAGGGGTCTATAGCAGGAGCTACAGATATAACTAATTATGTTACATCTATAGGTGTGAATAATAGATTCTTAGTGGATGACGCTACAATAGCTACTGGAGTAATTACTTACACTAGAAAAGGAAGTATTCAAAGACTTAGGGTAGATACACAGGGAGCAGCGTCAACTGACAATGTTTTTCGTATAAGTGAAACCAATGCGTATACAACAGACGGAGATATTATGATACTTGTAGGTGAAAACACTGCAAGAGTCGTTAGCGCACTGGATAAAGCTTCAGCGGCAGCATCTACAGATAACGGAGGGTCAGCGCCTACAGGGGTTGGTATTCTAGCTTTAGATAGCGCTACGGCATTTAGTACTAGTGACGATACTTTTTCTTTAATGTTACAATATAATGCTGATACGGATATATGGTTTGAAATTAATAGAACTCCAGGTGCAGTTATTACTGATGTTAAGCTTAGAGATGCTGGAATCAATATACCTAAGAAAGGAACTAAGTTAATTGCTTCTATAGTTGCAGGTGGTAGTTTTACCCCTACAAACGATACTACATCTGGAATTATCCATGTATCAGGAACTCATGATATTTCTGCTGGGGCTTATACTATTAACCCTCCTACTGGAGGAACTCCTATAGAGGGGGATGAATTTACTGTAGTATGGGAAGCTAATCTAACTACATCGGGAGTGGTTACTGTATTTGGTGCTGTATTAGACTCAGCGAATTACGCAGCAGGAGCTACAGATACAATAGAGATTAAAACAAGATATATCAATGGAGGATGGAAGACAGGTACTATTGTTAAAGATACTAAAGCTATAACAGCAACTAGAGAGCCAGTAATTAGTAATCCTTCATCCGCAGGTCAGTTTTTAACATCAACAACTGGAGGTGCTAGAAGTTGGTCGGTAGTTAATACAGGATTAAAGACATTAACCTTTGAATATGATTTCTCTAGACTCGGAGGAACTATTGGTACTATTGAACTTGCAACCGCAACTAATGGAAGTGCTATTCCAAGTGGAGCTATTATATCTCCATCAAATAGTGTTATTGAAACGATAACAGCACTTACGGGAGAGGCAGCATGTACAATTAAATTAGGAATAATACCAGCGGCAACAGCATCAGGCTCGTTAGCTGTTGATGATGATTATTTCTCTACTGCAATAGCTTTTGATGCCGCTCCTTTTTCATCTACAAATGGGGTTAAAATATGCTCAGGAAGTATTGGGAAGATTGCAGGTGGTATCGCTACATTGTCTGTAGTTATAGCTGGGGGAGGAATATTGTCAGGTAAATTTAATATTATCGTAGCTTATTACGAATCATAAAAACAAAATAGATGGCTATCAATATTGACGAATTATATAAGTTTGTTCAGTTTGTTGCTAATAAAGAGCAATCTGGATTCATAAAACCATCGGAGTTCAACTTATCAGTTGATAGGGCTCAGATGCAATTATTTATGGAAAGATATGGAAATCCTGCTGAGTATCAGCCAGGAAGACCTGTACCTAGAATCGCATATAATCAGACACAGAAAATTTCTGATGATTTAAGAGAGTTTATAGTTAGAGGAACATTTAATGTACCTGCAAATGGTATAATGAGCTATCCTTCTAATTATTTACATTTCTCTTCAGCATCATCCTCTTACTTAGATAGTTCTATGTCCATTAAGGATGTTAGTGAGGATTGCCCTGACTGCAATAAAGCACAAAAAAAGAAAAATATGACCGCTTCTATTATAAATAAAATGGTAAGTATTAGGCATATTGATGATTTTGAATTAGCTAATATTCTTGGCTCCTCAATTGTACCTCCTACAAAGGAGTACCCAATACTAACTTTCTATAGCGAAGGAGTTCAATATCACCCTAAAGATATAGGTTCGGTGGATTTTGTTTACTTAAGAAGACCTCTTAAACCATTATGGTCGTTCACAACACCAGTTTCAAAACCTGTATACGATTCAGCTAATTCTATTGACTTAGAATGGCCTGAGCAAGTGTTTAATGAGATTGCAGTAAGAATATTATCTTTTGTAGGTATCAACCTTAGAGAGGCTGATTTAGCTCAATACAGTGACGGTAAACGACAAACAGGAATATAAATGGCTACTACAAAAAAACAATTAGCAGAACAAATAATTAGAATACTTAATTCAGGGGATGTGAGTACTGATAATTCTATAGACCCTAGAGAACTTCTTCTAGCTATAGAACAAGAAAGAGATAGATTAGTTAGATTGAGATTATTCGAATCTATGAAGATGGGTAATCCGACAATACCAGGAGATGTTGTATCTGCATTCGATAGTATAAAAATAAAGAAAGACGTAGTAAAGAATTTATTATATTCAGATTTACCAGGACGTGTAATGTCTTTACCAGAAGATAAGGGAATAGCTCATGTTAGTTATACAAAAGACCAGTACAATGCTTTTGTTAGAATGCCTAATGGTTCTTTAAGCCTTTACAACGGATTATTATCTTCTATGATAGGAGGTAGAGGAGGTTACTGGCTAGAAGGAGATAGATTATATTATAATGATTCGGTTGATGATTGCTGTGGTAACACTGTGATTGTTAAAATGGTAATGAATTCAGGTGATTTAGACCCTAATGAACCATTTCCAATTCCTTCTGATTTAGAGTCAGAAGTTGTAAAGAATGTTATTTCTTTATATTCTTTAATGAAACAAGCTCCTAATGATGAACAAAACGATAATATAGAATAATATGGCATTAGACACTACATTAAATGAAGTCGTTAAATCTCTCCTAATACAACAAGGAGAAACTTCCGAGCATAAGTATATGCAATACTTAGATATCGCTATAAGGGGCTTAAAAGAGCTTACCTTTGATATCTTACAGCAGATTAAAGTAGCAAGTCTAGACGTGAATAGCAATCTTACTGTGGACTTACCTAAAGACTACGTTAACTATGCGAAAATTGGTATATGTAAGTCTGATGGCAGGATACATACCTTAGGTTTTGATGAGCAAATATGTATAGCTAATAATTTAGATTGTTGTGGAGCTCCAGATTCAAATGGAGGAAGAGGTGCTGAGAATTACTCAGGTAACTATAGGAACGGAGAAGCTACTGGAGGTTTATATGGATTAGGAGGAGGACAGAATAAGAATGGATATTACAGGGTAGATAGAGAGAAGAATCAAATTGCCTTGTCCTCAGACTTAGGGGGCAAGCAACTTATACTTGAATATGTATCTGATGGCTCTAGCGTGAACGGAGAAATGAAGGTTAATGCTATGGCTGAAGAAGCTTTAAGAGCTTACATATATTGGAAGCTTGTGCAAAGAAGAAATAATGTTCCTCTTCAGGAAAAAGAATCCGCTAGGAGAGATTTTTATAATGAGAAAAGATTATCAAGAGCTAGAATCGTAAACTTTACTCCTGACCAAGCAAGACAAATCACAAGAAAAAGTTTTAAACAATCTCCTAAATTCTAAATATGGCTATAGAGAAAAAGATATTTGCAGGTGGGGGGATGGATATGGATACTGATGAAAGATTCATGGCAAAAACAGACTACAAGAAAGCTGTTAATTGTCGTATTTCTAAAACAGATGAAGGTAATGATGGTATCGTAGAAAATATTCGCTCTAATTTAAAAAGAACAAATCCACCTATAGATGATGGAGATATTTGTATTGGTACTTATGAGGACAAGAGTACTGAATCTGTTATATTTTTTATTTATGCAGCTGACGGTAATCATGGTATATACAGGAGATTAGGAGCTGGAAATATTCAAACAATATTACAAGACCCTATACTTAATTTTTCATGGAGGCACTTAGTCACGGGAGTTAATGTAGTAGGCTCTGATGAAGATAAATTTCCTGACGGACTTCTTTATTGGACAGATGATTATAATCCACCAAGAAAGATTAATATCGATAAAGCTCTGACAAGTGGTTATTCTTTTATTACAGAAACTATTTTAGATGCTATCAAACATCCTCCGCAAGAGCATCCTAGAAGTTATGGATTTGTAACAGATTCAAATGTACCTTCTAATCAGTTAAAATCTAAATCATGGCAGTTTAAATATAGATGGGTATATGATGATGGAGAAAAATCTTCTTGGTCTCCAATTAGTCCTAATTATATTGATACTTCTTTTTCTGCTTACTATAATGATTTCGGCGATACTTCTTACGAAAACAATGCTATACCAATTCGTTTTATGTCTGGCTCTGAGACTGTAGCTAGAATACAAATAGCTTCAAGAAACACAAACGGAATAGATGATTTTTTATTAATTGCAGACATAGATAAAGTAAGGGTTAATGAATTAGTCACAGCAGGCCCTCCTCCACCAACTTATCTTGGTGAGCTATCACTCCCTTTAGTTCCAGTATTAGGAGACAATGCTAGTTATTATTTAGTCTTTTATAACAATGGAATATATTCCACTATAGATTCAGTAGAGTCTAATAAATTATATAACGATGTTCCACATCTAGCTAAAGCACAAGAAATAGTAGATGGAAATATTATTGTATATGGAAATGTCGTATCAGGTCAAACCGTAGATAATGTTGTTGATATTTCTTTATCCCCAGGGCATCTAGATGAAAACATATTAAGCGAAAATGTTTCTTCAGTAACTCTACCAGCAATTTCGATGGTAGAGACGATATGGAGTGATTGGGTAGACCCTTGGGGAGGGATACGGGAAAGAAAATGTAGGTTTAGAGCTTTTTTAAGATGGGAAATAAATGATGTACCATCAACTTGTAATTCTATATATCATCTTGAAGTTGAAGATGTGATGTTTGGGGGGCTTGTTAATGGTTATCCTGGGATAAACAATCCTCATCTATCAATACTTAATATTAATTTTACATCATCTATGCAAGCTACTTCCACAGCAGCAGCAACGGTGGCTAATAATATTGTCGCTGAATTAAATACAGCTTCCAGTTCTGAATTTGATTATAATAATATTCAAGGAACTAGAGGGTCATGGGCAGGATACAGCTTTACTGGATTTTTACACAGCACTCACGTCTGGTCAGTAGTTACTTCAGGAGGTACTACATACGTTCAGTTAAAACTAGAGACAGAAAAGACTCCAGGAAGACTACCTTGGTCAGACTCGGGAGCAGGAACTATCTGGAGTACATATAGGCTTGCGGGGTTTGCTTACCCATCAGGAGGTTTAGGAGGATATCAATCTAATTGGATACCTTTAAATGGGATGAATTACGTTTCTCAATTCTTAGACAGGTCAGCAGAATTAGCTAATAGTGCTCACGCTTGGGTAGGACAAAAAATACAGCAAAATACAAGCTTTTATACGTTAAGCGCTACCCATCTTGAATATTATTTGTTTTCTAATCAATGGTTTATTGACCAGATTGCTTCAAGTAACGGATGGTTTATGTATACTCCTGGAGGTATCAGTTTTATGGGATATAATTACACAACATCATCTGCATCGGATTATGCAAATCTACAAGGGGTTGATTCGGTTAATCCTGAGTATGTAAATATTTATGAAAATTTATGTGCAGGTAAAAATTTCAAAGCTATACATCCTTCATTTAAGACGGGAGCTAAACACAGATTTGGATTAGTTTATTATGATAGAGGTAATAGGAGCTCTTCCGTAAAGCTAGGAAAAACATCTGAAGTTTACATTCCTAAAACCTCAGAAACAGTTCCTTCTTACTTTAATACCACTCTAGGAGCTAATACAAATATGTATTCTGGAACTTGGCATATTGACTGGGAAATTAATCATGCTCCACCTGATTGGGCTACGCATTATCAATGGGTTTACGGAGGGAATACACTTACAGATAGTTTCTTGCAATTTGTTACTGACGGTATATATGATGGGGTGCATGCGATGAAGAATAGCGGAAAGGTAATACCAACTACAGGTGTGCCTATATCATCAGGTACTTATGCTAATAATGTTTTAATAGACATAACAAACATAAGGAAATTCCAAGAAGGAGAGTCTGGTGAAGTTGTTAAATACAATTTTAAAGAAGGGGATATGCTTAGATTTGTTCTGGATGAAGTATCTCAACCTTCCATCAGCGCTTCTTTTGAATTCCCTATTGTTGGTGTAGCTGGAGAGCGTGATTTACCTTCAATAATACATTCTGAAACTGGTGCTGCTGGTGCTGACTCTGAATTTGATAATAAAGATTTTTTAGTTTTAGCAAGAGAAACAGCACTTACCTCTGGGGGTATTGTTGTTGACCCTGTTGCTGCGATTGCTGTATATAAAAATTACACGCTAGAAATATACTCACCTAAAAGTGATTTAGAGAATGACGCTATTATTTATAATGAATTTAGCAATGTAGGATATATATATTTCGACCCTGCTACAGGGACTAAGATTCACAGTAGGATACTGACTCCTGGATTGCCAAGTACAGGTCAAGCCCAAATAATAGACCCTATAAACCCCTTAAATAATATTCCAGCAAAGGGAACTTTTCTCAATGGAGATGTTTACTATAGATTAAGAAACTCTAAATCTGATGTCATATTCACTCCAGTAGAATCTTTCCATTATTCTGATACTTTTAAATCTAATTACTGGAATAAAGGAAGACCTAACGCTGTATTAGAAGATTTTAAAAGAACTAGAAAGCATTCAACTTGCTTATATTCTGAGTCTTACATCCCTAATACAAATATAAACGGACTATCTTCTTTCTTCCCTGATGTATCATTCCAGGAGTTTGAAAGAGATTATAATTCAATTCAGAAGTTACATTCTAAAGATAATAAATTAATTATTTTTCAAGAAGACAAAGTTTCTCAATCACTAGTAAATAGAAATGTTCTGTATAATATTGATGGAAGTGGAAATGTAGCTACATCCGACTCTGTATTATCTCAAGCAGTTCCTTACTTGGGTAATTATGGAATAAATAAAAACCCAGAGTCATTTGCTGCTTACGGAAACTCAATCTATTTTACTGATGTAAAGAGAGGAGGTGTTTTAAGATTAGGGAATGATGGGTTCACTATTATTTCCAACTATAAAATGAAAAATTTCTTTACAGATGCTTTTAAGTCTATCCAAACTTTTAAGTCAGGTGCATTTCATAAGATAGTTGGAGTATATGATGTTGCATTTGATGAGTATATAGTATCTCAAGAAGGAGCTTGGAGTCAAAAATTAGAGCAAGACAAAGATGGTAATTGGGTTTTAGTTAATGATAAGAATGTAATACCGTCATGGACATTAGGATTCTGCGAAGCATCTAATAGATGGAATTCATTTTATTCTTATATACCTGAAATGATGTGCGCTACTCAAAATGGCTTTGTTTCTTTTGATTGGGGTCAATTATATACTCATAACATATCAGGAACATATTTGAATGTTAGACAGGAATTAAAAAAATTCAATGACTATAATAAATTCTATGGTGTAGAATATGATTCTGAGTTATGGGTGGTATCTAATGAAGCAGCCTCTAATAATAAGATATACAAAGCATTTAGTCAGGAAACGGATGATATATGGGATGTAACTTTTGACAGTCCTAATGGGCAGCAGACAGTTTTACTGCCATCTGATTTTGATACTAGAGAAAATATACACTATAGCGATATAATGAATGATGTAAATAGTCCTGGTGGATTAATTGAAGGAGATAGGATGAGAGATGTCACTTTACTAGCTAAATTAAAGTTATTTTCTAAGACTCTAACTAGGGTATTTGGGGTGAATTTTAACTTCTCTCCTAGTGAACGAAGCAATAAATAACTTGCTTTTTTAATATTAAATAGGTATATTTGTAATATTAAATTTAAGTTATGAGTGAAGTATCTGTAGTTAGCAAGGAATTGAAGCAGGAAATAAGAAGAGTGATATACAATATAGAGGAAACTATCTCTAAATCAGAACAAGAAGGGCTCGAGCCTTTCTTTAATGATACAGAAAAATGTCCTTTAACTCATTCGTTTTCAGATGGGATATATTGTAGGGAGATAAAAATACCATCAGGTATGGTGATAACAGGAAAGATACATAAACACGAACATCCTAACTACTTAATGTCAGGAGAAGTGTTAGTTTTAACAGAAGATGGAGGGAGTGAAGTTCTAAAAGGCCCTTTATCAATGATGTCAAAAGGAGGTACTAAGAGAGCTTTATATGCTATAACTGACTTAGTATGGACTACAATCCATCACAATCCCACTAATACTAGGGACTTGAAGGAGATAGAAAAAATAGTTATAGCTAAGGATTATGATGAGTACACGAAGTTTGTTAACTCTCCTAAACCTATATATTTATCTGTAAGACGTACAGTTGCGGTTACATTTATTGAGAGAGTTGTTAAATGGTTTAAAAAATTAACTAAAAGAACTAAATGATATGAGTTGGATAGCAGCAGGAGTAGCGGTAGTCGGAGGAGGTATAAAAATGTACCAAGGCTATAAGCAAAAAAAAGATGGTCAAGAAATGGAGGATGGCTTAAATAAGCCTGACTTTGTCATACCAGAGGAAGCTTTAAAGAATTTATCTATTGCTGAAAAAGAAGCTTACAACGGACTACCTGAAAATCAGAAGCGAGCTTTCTTAGAGAATCAGCAAAGGACTTCTCAGACTGCCTTAAGAAATTCTTCTGATAGGAGAGGGGGGTTGGGTATTGTATCTCAAGTACAAGGTCAAGAGAACTTATCTAATAGACAATTATTGATTGACGATACAAAAGCTAGGCAACAAAATATGCAGAGAGCTTCAGACGCTAGGAATGTAATGTCTGATTATAAGATGAAAAGATTTGAACATCAATATAATGAATACTCTTCTGATTTAGACTATGCTCGTGGAATCCAAGGAGCTGGGTTACAGAACATGAATACAGCAACTAGTGAGATAGCGGGAGGAGTTATGCAGGGAGTTGGAGGAATGAACGCAAACAAACAGGCGGAATTAGATAGAGAGGCTGGGCTATTACCTAGACGAATGAATTCTGTCGGCCCTACTAACATGAACATGCCTACTAATAACGTAATACCTAATACTCTATCCACAGTATCAGCTCCTCAATCAACTGCTTCAGCTAACTTTGGAGCTCAATTAGATTTTTACAGGTTTCCTTTAAATGGAATAAATCAATAAAACATGGCAATAAAATACGCAGGGACTAATTTAAAAGGATATGGTAAAGCTCAAGTATACACTCAGAGTAACTTAGTTGAGCAAGCTGCTGGTGTCATAGCTAAACAGGAAGCAAGGAAAAATAAAGCCGCTGCTGCTAAAGCCGCTGCCGCTAAAGCTAAAAAAGCCGCTGGCAATAAAATGCTAGATGACTTAAACAAAGTTGATTTCTCTAAAGTAAGAGATGCTGAGGTTGGGGTTATTACTAACGGTGGAGGAGAGAATCAAACTATTGGAGTTAACGGTATATATAAATTTGCTCAAGAAAACTTAGATGCTATTATCGACCCCTCTGTAGATGGAGGGAAGGCTAAGATGCAGTTTGAGCAACACAAAACACAATTACAAGGATATATAGTTCAATCTATTAATCAGAAGGGTAGAGATGAAGTTGACTATAAATCTATGACTACTAATAATGAGCTCTATACAGAGGAGAATGAAGTAGGTTTAGCTGCACGAAAGAATACTACTATCGGTAGTACTTCATGGAGCACTAGAGATGTTCTTGACCGCTCAGAAGCTAACGGCCATAGAAACGTAGAGAATGAAGATGGGAGTATGATGTCTGTGCCTACGATTTCAGGGGCAGGTAATTATGAAATTACACCTGACGCAAATCTAGAGAGAGAGCTACAGGGTTTAGCTGAAGAGTTGAAGAATAAGAAAAGCACTACTGCCAAGGGAGGTACTTTCTCTATTGGTAATGGTAATCTAGCCGTAGAATTTGTTACAGGAGGGAAGTTTGATGAAGCATTAGTCGTTCAAGCAGGTAAAAATATGATGCAAAATCATAAGTGGAATGGAAAATTAAATGCTGACTTAAAAGAATACCTAGATTCTGGGTATACTGAAGACGAAGCTATTTACGAAATAATGAGACCTTTCCTAGATGAAGACCAATCTTCTACTATAAAAACTAGCACTGGGAGAAAGTCGAAATCAGGGAATGATGACGTTTCAGCATTAAATACGGATATAGTAATACCTACTGAACCTATGAATACGGCTGTTAACATCACTGGAGGGGAGGGTAGTTTACTACTTCCTATAAGTGGGAATCTATCGGGAAGTAATCCTTTTTTCTCTTCAGGTATAGATAAGGGTGAAGCTTCTCGTGACAAATGGATGGAGTTAGCGGGATTAGAAAAAGATAATCCATATATTGATTACAGTGGAGATACTCCAGCAGTCCAGTACGTTCCTCAAGGTAACGCTGTAATGGCCTTTTCAAAACCTACTAAAAATGCTAAAAGAACCTTCCAATTTCAATCTCCACCAAATACAAGGCATGTAAGTTCCAGAAAAGGTAAAAATGGTAAAAATATCCCCCCAGGATTACTCTCAAAATCAGAAATTTTTGACGTATCTCCTACTGACGTGAGAATGATGCGGACAGCTACTGAAGACATTAAAGTTGGTATGACTGATGAAATGGTGACTGGAAACAAGACATTCAATCTAACTGTAAAGAAAGGAGATTGGATTCCTGAGTGGGTTTTCCATTCTACAAATAAAGATATTATTGGTGCTTTAAAATCTAAACCATTTAAGACAAGTCCTTGGCTTATGTCAATAGATGAGCACAAGACATCTAAGCCAACAATAGCTGCGGAATTTACTCCTGCATTATTTCAAAAATGGTCTGCATGGATGATTGACAACCAAGAAAATCCGCATCTATATATTGATGCAATGAAGAAAGAAATTTTTGGAATAGAAGGAAAATCAAAATAATAATACAATGCCAATAGAAGACTTAGATAATCTCGAACTTAATACAGACGAGTTAGGACAAAATTATTCAACTGAAGAGGATGCTCCTGAAGTACCTGTTACCGAAGAGGTAGACGTTACTGCTGAGGATGAAACGAAGGTAGATGATATTAAGACTTCTGTAGACACCCTAACATATAAGTGGAATGGCGTTAAAGGAGATGAGTTAAAACAGTCTCACGCAAATCTGTATGCTACTATGTCAAACCCTAACTTAATCACTAGAGCTGAAGAAGCAGGGGTAGAGCCAGAAGAATTTCTTTTTAATTTATTTGAAGATGAATTCAATGGAGATAAAGCTAATTTCAAAATAGCTTTAAAGAACATCAAAAAAGAAACTAACTTAACATTAGAGCATGCAACAAGCGTTGATAAGGACGCTTACTTAGAAGACTTTTTTGGTAAGAATATTACAGCTCCTAAAGAAGGAGCTATTAAATATAAAGAAGAGGATGGCATATACTCTATGTCTAATGATAAGGGAGAATGGAGTACAATAAATGAACGTACATTTAATTTAGGTAAAAGGAACTCACAATACGATTCTAAAAGTAGAGAATATATTAGAGGAGTCGAAGAGGACATAATACCTCCTATTAACAATGATGAAGAAAATTCTACAAAAGGAATAACAAGAGAAGAATTTGCTACGGGAATTGTTTTTGCTGAGAATAGTGGTGAGTTTGACTACAAAGCAATTAATCCTAAATCATCTGCTACTGGAGCTTATCAGTTCTTGTATGAAAGAGATGAGGTGAAGGCGTATCTTAAGAAAAATTACAGCATAACAACTAGAAAGGGATTTCAAGATAGCGAGGAAGCTCAGGATGGATTATTAGACTATATGCTTGAAGATAAGCCTGGAAGGTATCCTTTTATGGCTAAATCATTGCAAAAGGACTATAAAGATTTTATACCAGAAACTATAGAGTACAATCAACTACTTGCATTAGAGCACTTTGCAGGGCATGGTGAGCTTAGAGAATTATTCGCTAGAGTTCGTGATAAAAAGATAACCAAGAAAGAGGTATTTGATTTTGTGCCAAAAGGACAAGAGGTTTTAAACTTATCTGTAGGAGAGTATCTTAAAAGATTTAACAAAGGATTTTCTTCTGTAGGAAATGACGAAGCTATTAATGAGCAGGAATCATTTTTCAATAACCCTCTTATTGCTATTTCAGATGGAATTAATAGTCAATTACCTACAAATGGTGAAGATGCTAATGAAGGGGCTATTATAGACTCTAGAGAGATATACGAGCAAAGCTTAATAACTTCTAATGAAATATCTCCACTCTTAGATAATAAAATGCCTGCGGGATTTGACTTTACTGACGATTTAGATGAGGTGTGGGATAACATGAGTTTATCTGCCATTGAACTAATATCTTCTAATGTTGACGAAAAACTAAATGATGAGAGCGTATTAGGTGATGAAAAATCTATTCTACAAGCATCTCTTACTAATGAGTCTGATATTGAGGAAATTGCTGAGATGACTGTTAATAATAAAAAACTTAACCTATATACTGCTGCTGCTGATGGGATGTTTGCTGATATACTCTCTGTATACGAGTCTGATATTGAGGAGGAGAGAAAGGCTAATCAAGAAGCAACGAACAACGCAAACAAAAGAATTAAATCCTCTGGAGTGAATATAATGATGCCAGGAGCAACTACTTCTAGAGAGGTTTCAACTGAAATAGGCACGCCAGATATTATACAATTTACAGCTGAAGAATTCTTAACGAAGGATAGGTTTAATAATATACCTCCAGCAATGAAGTTGATTATGGCTGAACGTATTCAAGATTTGTATAATAATAAATTAAGAGAACCAGAATTTAATAAGAAGAAAGAAGATATGCTAACTTTTTGGGGAGCATCATCTAAAGAAAGTATCGCTACAGAGGTTCAGAATTTCATTGATTCATCCGCAGAGAACGGGGAAACTATGAAAGATATTGTAACTAAGGTTAATGAATCATATCCTGTTGAATTAAAGTTAGATGATGCAGGTAAATTAAGTGTAGAATTTAATGACGAAGAATTATATAATAAAATCGATGGAGAAGCTACTTCTCATGCGAATGAAGTAGTCCCAGGACAGACAAATATAGGTTCGTCAGCAGAGATGGTTTTAAAGCATGGATTAAATCAAACGATTCCAGGGTATCTTAAATGGGCTCTAACAGGAACTAAAGCATTTTCAATAGTAGGAAGAACACCTACAGAGTCTGAAGAATTTAAAAGCTCTATAGTTAGCTTTATAGGAGACCCTACCTTATGGGCAACTGGAGGGATTGTTGGTTTTGCTGGAAAAAAAATAGGTACGAAATTACTCACAAGGCATTTAGCTAAGTGGGAAACAAGATTAGCAGTTAAATATGGTGATGAAGCTGCAAAGACAACAGTAAATCTAGTAGCTAAGAGGCAAGCAGCGAAAATAACCGCCCCAATAGCTTCTGGAGCTACTCTAGGGACTTGGAAGTTTAATAACGAAGTTCTTACTCAAAGAGTTCAGAAGTCTGGATGGGGAGTTAATGATATAGACTACTGGGATAGCATACAAGAAGGAGGAATTGATGCGGTACTAGGAGCTTCGATATTTGGAGTGTCTTCAAAAGTTATGGGTAGATTTAAACTTATGGATGAAACTATGGCTTTAAAAGGAAGGTCTCCATTAAGTAGAGGTATGTTAAAGTATGGTGTTGCTCATCCAATAGATTTAGCAGGACAAACATCTGTATTTGTTGGTGGTGGTGCTGTTCTTCATGGTAATATACCTACAATGCAAGAGGCGGAAGAAACTGCCGTATTCTTATTGTCAATGAAGTTTGCCCATGGAGTTCAGAACGGACTATTTACTTATGTAAAAACTGGAAACTTTAAGAAAGGAGAAGGTATGCCTGCAAATTTTTCTCCAATAGAGAGAGATATTATTAATGCTAAGTTTAACTTAACAAAACCTAAGGAAAATGCTACTGTAAGTGAAAAGGTAGAGTGGGATAATAACACCTCTAAAGAAATAGCTGAGAATAAAGAAATTTTTAATGACCTTTTACACGATAAAACTGTTCCTTTAACATTAAGGTCTAAGGTTTTAATGAGAGAGTTTGGGTTGAAATTAGGGGTAAATGGAGATACTGATGATAATAAATTCAAAAGAAATAAAAAAGCTAAAGCGCTTGTAACTACAGAAGTTAAGACAATATTCAATGGTGCTAATTTTGATGTTATAAAGCTTAATGAAAATGGAGAAGTATTAGATGTCGCTAGATTTAAAAACTCTACAGATGCAAATACATTCGCTCAAACTACAGTAAAGAACATCTCTGACAACATAGCTAGATTTAATTACAACAATGAAATGTCTCTTGACAATAAGGTTGAGATTGTAGATTATTTAAAAAATGAATTAGGTTCTTCTCTTAATGAGGTTACAGAAATACTAAATACTACTACACCTACCGAGAGAACTCATAATCAAAATATATTAGTGGAGGCTTTCAAGAGTAAGGTTCAGGAGGTTTCAGACCTTAATCAACTGAAAATTAAAGAAGAAGCCACGGAAAGTCTTAAAACCAAAGGAGAAGAGGTTACTGAGCAGGCGTTAGAAAATGAGATTATTAAGTTAAGGGAATTAAAATCCAAACAGGATGAAGTTATTCTAAAAGGAAGAGTAAAGAAAGAAGGAGAGCAAGAAATACAAGGAAAACAAAAAGCTGATAATCAATTACTTAGAAACATAGAGATAGCTCTTAGTAAAGATGGTGATAATCCTATATATGCTACTGAAGAAAGTATATCCTCAATTAATAAAGAGAATCTAACAGACCATCAGAAAGAAGCTTTAATTGATATTGATAAATCTATAAAAGCATTTAAGAGTTTAGGTCTTGACGTGTATATCCATACTTCTAACAAAGAATACATGAAGAGCTCTGGAGAAGCAATAGAGGGGGTTAACATACAAGGACATAGAAACACAAAGACAGGAGATATTCACATGAACATGTCTCACTTAGATAAATTAACTACGGCTCATGAAGTTGGTCATCACTTTGGAGAGTTACTTAAAAAAGCTAATCCAGAAAAATATAAGATTGTTGAGGAGGGGGTTTATAAATTAATTAGTGAGAACCCAGAGTTCGCTGAGGTTTTAGATTACATTAAGTCAAAAGACGCAGAAGGTAATGACATATATAAAGATATTAGTGAAAAAAAGAATGAAGCTTTAGCTGAATATATCGCTAAACTCCAAAAAGGAGACTACACTGTAGAGACTCAGAATAAATTTATTAACGGAGCTAAAATCCAGCTTAATAAAATCATGGAAACTCTGAAAATAGATTATAAATTTGAAACTAATAACGAAGTATTAACGTTTTTAGATGGAATAACTAAAAAGATTGACAAAGGAGAGGATATTACTAAGAAGGATTTAGGAGTGGGGAAAGAAAAGACTGAGTTTTCCGAACTTCTTACTAAAACTAAAAATGAAAATCCTGATGCATATTGGAGTGTAGGAGAGGTTAGTCTTGAAGAGGTTAAAAAAGGAACTCTTATAAAAACTGAAGGAGGTCAGGCTATTGTTAAAGCTGATGGAGATATTGTTGGTTTATTTAAGACTCCAGGAACTACAGAAAAAGGAGTTGCTGGTAAGTTATTAGATAAAGCTGTTGAGGCTGGAGGAACTAAATTAGATAATTTTGACAATCATTTAACTCCTATATACGAGAAGGCTGGATTTAGAGTTGTCTCTAGGATGAAATTTAATGAAGAATATGCTCCAGAAGGATGGAATAAAGAAAAGCATGGTACACCAGATGTTGTTGCTATGGTTTATGACCCTGCTAAAAAGTTAAAAATAGAAGAGAAGTCTTTCACGGATTACGATAAGGCAATGTCTTATAGAGATTCGCAGATAAAAGGGGAGGCAATTCAACCAAGAGTATCTAAAGAAAGAGGAAGAGTATTTACTGAAATAGATAATATAATATCTAAAACCAAGAAGAGGTTAACTGAAGATGTTAATCCTGAGACTCTAGAGAATAATGCTATATCGTATCTTCAAGAAAGTAAATGGTATGCAGAAGCTACTGATAAGGAGAGAGAGATTGCAGTTGTAGAGGTTAGAAGTAATCTAGCTATAAAAGAAAAGAAATCTCCTAGTGTAAATAAAGTTTTAGGAAATCCTAAAGAAAATACTGTTGTAATGACAGAGAAGGTAGCCCTGAAAGAGCAGCTTAAATCTGAAGCAAAGGGAGCTAAAGGAGCTGAAGGGTATATTAAAGAAATAAATACTAAACTTATTGATTATATTAAAGAATCAGACTTAAAAGATTCTTCTATAGGTAAATCCTTACTTAAGAAAGTAGCTTCTGTTACTAGTGAGAAGGGGTTTGACAATGTTGTTGATGCTTTAGAGGTAGCTGTAGAGAGACAAACAAGAAGAGATTTAATTGGTAATGTTAGAATTCTAAAGGAAAAAGTAAGAAAGAAGCTTAACAAGGGGGATTATACTAATCAATCAGATATAATTAAGGATTTATTAGAAGCTCCATCTCATAAGGTAAAGGATAATGCTATTCTTGGAGAATTAGTCGTTAAGTTAGAGGAATTAAACAGGAGTAATGTAGCATTGGTTGAACCTAAAAAGATAGAAGAATTAAATAAATCAATATCTGAATTAGTTGCTAAGTCTGAGAAGTCTATACCAACCCAAGATTCTTTAGGGGAGTTAGGTGTTGACATCAAGACTAGACTTAAAGGCGAGTTGAAATCAGAATCTACGGAGGAAATTGATACCGTTAAGGGATTGCGTAGTGATATCTTGCGATTTGAGAGGAATTTAGAGGAATTAAACATAGCAGGTAAACTTTCAGAAGGTCAGTATGAACAATATACTAAGGAATTGAATGAGTTTGTTACTAAATTCAAGGGTAAAAGTACTGAGTTTAATAAAGACAGGTTTGAAACAGCTAAAGATATTCTAAAAGAATTAGATACAAGCAAGTTAACGGGTGATAATAAAAAAGTTATTGAAGAATTAGTAGATAATGTAATCAATGAAGAGATATTTATAGATGATATGTCTTATGCAGACAACTTATACATTACGGCATTAGATTTATCTTTTGAGGTAGGTAAGAATAATGAACCCTATATACCAACTCAGGTTATAGCTAAACTAAACAGAAAGGCTTTCGCAGCTAAGAATGCTAAAGAGATTTCAGATGGTATAGCTAACGGAGTTAAAAAGTTAGGATTGTCTGACATGAGTACTATTGAAATTGAAAATGTATTAGGAAGGCAAAACTTAGCATTTATAGATGAAGCTGTAGGAACAGGGAAAACTAGCCCTATATATAAGGCTATCGTTAACCCTATAGAAAGAGGTATTAGTGGTTTACTTACAGATGTTAGTACTGCTATGTCTACTTTTAATGCAGCTCTAGGGAGAAAGGTTAATGAGAAGACTTCTTTTGATACAGAATATAAGAGAAAAAAAATCAATACAAAGGTTGGGATGCTCATGATTCAGATGCAAGAGAATAGTGCTTACAGTAAAAGAGATGTTTGGGGATATATATTAGGGAAGGAAAATAGAAAAAAAACATACAAGAATAAAGAAACGCCTATTCTTCTTCAAGAGATTTATGATGCCCTTCCAAAGAAGAGAAATGATGAAGGATTATTTGTTGTTGATGTAGAGAAAGCTTATAAAGGATTATCAGCAAGAGAGAAAAGAGTATTTGATGCGTCAAGAAAAATACTTAATGAATTAGAATCAAAACAAAAGCATATCAACGAGTATAGAGGAATTCCTTTTAATGCTATTGAGAATTATGTGCCTTTATTGGGTAAATCAGAAACATCAAGAGCAGATGGAGATGGATACACTATATCTGATATGAAAGATAAACCTTGGGCGGCTAATATGGCTAACTCTAATGTTAAGTTGGCAGCAGACAGAGGTAAGGCTAGAACTTCTAATAACATTAGAATTTACGAACCTAATATTGAGAGAATATTAACTGATGCTGTTCAGCAGGTTAATAGAGATTACCATCTAACAGATGCCGTTGGTAAAATGGGTGAGACAATTAACCATGTCAAAAATAACTGGGGAAAAGAAAATGTAGATGGATTAAATATTTTTGCTGATGCAGTTCAAAATAGAATGATAGATGCAGTTAAATTTCAATTTGAAACCACTCCAGGGACTATTGCTCAGAAATTTATGGGAGCTACTTATGCCTTTAAACTTGCTAGAACATGGAGAGTTCCAATTGAAATATGCACAGAAGTATATAGAATTAACACTGCTGTAGGAAATAAGTACTCTCCTGAAATTATAATAAAGTCTGGTTTAGAAAGAATAAATAAAAACTTAATAAACTCTAAAAACAAACTATATAGCTTTCTTCGTTCTGATACTAAACTAGAGGATTTGTCTTCTGGAGTTAAGTATGACAAAGAATACACTGTATTTGATAAATTACTCCAACAAACAAAAAGTCCATACATTCATAAATTTAATAGGTGGCAAATTGAAGGTGCTTATGATATGAATAATGTAATGGCTAATAAAGGGGTTGTAGCGGGAATGGCACAATATGCTTTAGGATTACCAGATAGAGCTACTATACATATGGCTTGGATGCCTAGATTCATGGCAGAATTCAAGTCAATCACTGGAGAAAAATTCTCTTATGAAAAATATGCTGAAGACGCTTCATACGGAAAGAATCATAATAAGGCTATATTAGAAGCATCCTCAATAGGAGATAAGGCAGCTCAGATGTATAAAAACACTTCTATGAAGGGGCAGCAGAGAACAAAGCTTAGAGTATTTAATCCTCTGAAAGGTAAGGATGCATTTAACTATTATGTTGACGCTAAAAGTGCTGCGTCTCCTTACTTAACCTACATGTCTACATTTGGAGCTTTAGAGTCGGCTATGTTCAGTAAATCTGTATCTGATTCTTATAATGGAGTCAACTCTAATAAAGGAGACGGAATAAGAGCTGCTGTTGGTATATTTTCAGCTGGCGTTGGTTATGGACTAATGACTCAAATTGAATACCAGTATGGTTCATACCTTTACAATCAAGCTGTTTATGGAGAAAGTTCTGAAGAAGCTCAAGCAAAAGCAGCGGAAATAGCTAAGATAATTACTCCTGAAGGTATTGGGTTACAGATTTTAGCGAATGCAGCATTCTTAAACATAACTAAATTTTCACAAACAGCTAGATTAGTTTCTTTATCGACAGCTGGGTTGATTTCTCAGAATACTGAAAACAAGGAATTAAAAGTTAAATTAGATGAATTGACCAATAAGATACTTATGGGAGACCCTATATTAGCTGAAAAATATGGAGATAAAACACAAATATTAAAAGATTTAGTTCCTAATATACATTATGGATTAGGAGTTGTCACTGATAATGTAGGAAATATAAATGATTTTGGTGAGTTTTATGATGCAGAGCTTGATAGTGATACAAAACGTGTAGAGTTATGGAAACTAATTGAGTCTCTTAATGATTTACAAAAACTATATTTCATGACTAAGCATGGTACACAGGTATTTGGACAGAAATATATAGATAAACAAATAAGAAAAGAACAAGAAATACTAAAGAATAGAGCTATTGGAGATTACAACGATTTATAATAGAACTTGTAATAAAAAAACACTATATTTGTAACACATAAATAATAAAAAACCATGGCAGATAAACACGATGAATTAGCATTAGGAATGGCTAAACAATTAGTACTAACAGACGCAGATGTAATTATCAACAGACAAGTGTATTATATTGTTGCGGTTACTGATACAGTTTTAACTGGTATAACAATGAATACAGACGCAGCTGGAACTGGTGAGACTATAACTGGCGTTCTAAACGGAAAGACTATTGTAGCGGGAAGTCAATTCCCTTTATCAATATCAGCAGCAACAGTTACATCTGGTGAGTGCATTATGTATAGCAAAGTTTAATGCGTTTGCATATGCATATGCATTGCTATAAGATAACATAAGATAACATAAGATAACACTATATTATGAAATTAGGAATAAGATTAGGACATCCTAAAGTATCATCAGGATTTTCACCAACAGACGCTTCAGACTTATCTTTATGGTATCAGAATGGGGTTGGAGTAACTTCTCGTCAATGGGCGGATTCTTCTGGAAATAATAATACAGCAGACGCTCCTACAGGGAATGAGCCTACACCAGCAGAAGGAGGTTTTGATTTTGAAAACGACAGTAGCACTACTATTGATTACTTGGACTTTTCTTCATTTGATTTAACAGGGGCATTCAGTATGTTTTGGGTAATCAAAATGGAGTCTTACGATAATCAAAACACGCTATTTAGCTCAAACAACTCAAATTTTATTGAACAGCAATCAGCCGCTCAAATAAGAATGAAATGTAAAGGAAGTACAACTATATTAGCGTATGGAGGCCCTAATAACTTTTCTACTGGTAGTAAGTTTTTGATGACTGTAAATAGAGATTCCTCAGGAAATATTTCCACCTATAAAGATGGGGTTTTATTAACTCAGTCTGGTTCTTCAGGAAACCCAAATACAAGCACTCTTACAATAGATACGCTTGGAGTTAGAGATGATACCGATAGAGCATTTGATGGGATAATGTATGAGTTATTAGTGTATGACTCAGAAAAGACGGGAAGCGAATTAACTAGTCTTCATAATTATTTAACAACTAAATTTTCTCTGTAATGAGGTATTTTTTACATAACATTGTCAGCCATTTTGGTTTTGATACATTCCACGACTTTACAACATCTATGATACACTTCCATCTTTTAAAAGTTACTGCTCCAGTTGGAGTTTGTCTTGGCTTAATGTCTAGTATGTTGGGCTTTGCTGATGCGACATCATTAGCCTTCTTTGTAATGGTTTTATTTGAGTTAATCTCAGGTGTTTCTGCCTCAGTATTTGAAGGTAAAAAGATAGAAAGCAGGAAGTTTTCTAGATTTGGTTTTAAATTATTGACGTGGTTAGTGCTAATGGGAGTGTTAAATTCCTTTAAAAGCCAATATGATTCAGGAGTATTAGGATGGTTGATGAGTACCATGGCTTCTAGTGTTGTAGGGTATATATTATTTGAATATGTTTTATCAATTGTAGAGAATTTAGAAAGAATTACTGGAAAATCCATTCCATTAAAGAAATTTTTATTAGATTTGTTTGATAAATTCATAAACAAAAACTAATGAACCGAGAATTAAAGTACCTTGTTATACATTGTACTGCAACACCAGCTGGCAGAGAAGTAACAGAACAAGACATCAAAGAGTGGCATATGGCAGAGCCACCAAAAGGAAGGGGATGGTCTAAAGTAGGTTACTCCGACTTAATCCATTTAGATGGCACTATGACTAACCTAACACCATTCAATCAAGATGGTAGAGTTGACTATTGGGAACTTACTTATGGTTCTTCAGGTATTAATTCAGTATCAAGACATATTGTATACTCAGGAGGAACATCTAAAGATGGCTATAACGCTAAAGATACAAGAACAAAAGAGCAGACCAAGACAATGGATGCTTATGTACTCTACATGATTAGAAGACACCCTGATATTCAAGTAGCAGGTCATAATCAATTTAAAAAGAAGTCATGTCCATCATTCTGTACGGTAGATTACTGCAAATCAATTGGAGTCCCAGGAAAGAATATATTCAAAGGGGAACACAAGTAAAGTTATAAACAAATCCAATTACTATCATTAATTATTAGTATTATTGCATAACAATTAAAAGTTATACAATGAAAAAAGAAGAAGGAAAAAGACTAAGACTATCCAGAGATGAGGTTGAATTAGTCAATCAGAGTAGAGCTAACTCTCTAGACAATTTTAATGATAACACATCATTAGATATCCACCTAGAAGATAGAGGTATTAAGAAGAAAGATGTAGTCTCCGTAAAGCATTGGCAAACAATGAAGGGAGATAACAGATTCTCTGTAGTAACTAAAGAAGGAGTCGATAACGAGGACTCAGACATACTAGAGAGAGTTGGAAAATTCATAGAAGAACACTCCCCTCATTACCCTTCGGTAAAGAGATTACACAAAGATGATGGTCATTTATTAGTAATTAATCCTGCTGACATTCATGTAGGTAAATATGCTAATGCAAGAGAGACTGGAGAGGAATATAACATGCAGATAGCCAAAGAAAGGGTTTTAGAGGGGGTACAAGGGCTTATAAACAAATCTAAGGGTTTCCATGTAGATAAGGTATTATTCTGTATTGGTAACGATATTCTCCATACGGACTCCGTGCTTTCGGCAACTACTAGAGGTACTTATCAGGACACTGATGGTAAGTGGTGGGAGCATTATGAAGTTGCTTTAGAAATTTATGTAGCTTGTGTTGAGATGTTAAGAGAGGTAGCTCCAGTAGATGTGGTTCATTCAATGTCTAACCATGATTTCCAGAGTGGATTTCATTTAGCACACGCTTTACAATCTTGGTTCAGAAACACTAAAGATGTTGACTTTGATATATCAGTAGCTAATCGTAAGTATTATAGATATTTTTCTAGTCTTATAGGATTAGAACATGGCGATGGAGCTAAGATGGATAAGTTACCTATTTTAATGGCACAGGAGCAACCACTACTCTGGGGGGAAACTACTCATAGGTACTGGTATCTACATCATTTACATCACAAGATAAAATATAAGTGGCTGGATGCTAAGGATTTCATTGGAGTTACAGTAGAATACATGAGAAGTCCATCATCAGCAGATTCCTGGCATGCAGGGAAAGGATTTACAGGAACCTTGCGGGCAGTTGAAGGTTTCATTCATGCTAAACAAGGAGGTCAAGTGGCTCGATTAGTACATTACTTTTAACATAATAAATAATAACAAACAAACAACAAAATGGCAAAAACAATTAAACCAGATTTCTCTATGGCAAACACAATCAATCCAGCAATCGCTGATGCAAGAGACGAAAGAGCATCTCAAGAAAGAAAGATGTTAAGAATGGAAGCGCTTAAGACAGCGGCAGGACTTGCTGTAAGTGGTGGAGACGTAGATACTAAAGTAGTTATAGATGCAGCTAACAATATCTATAATTATTTAGAGAACGGAACAACAATGGTGAAATAATGAAATCAAATATAAACATCATCGTAGTGTTTATCGTGATGTTAACATCTATAGCTATGTGTAATATAGAAAGGCGTGAGTCTATTCAAAATGCACATAACCTTTCTAGTATGGCTGACACTACTAATCATTATAGACACGCATATAAAGTTAATAAAGAACACATAAATGAACTTAAAATTAATAATGAAGCACTTAGGGAAACTATTAAGGATTACAAAAATGTTAATAATATCACAACCGTTGTTACTGTTACGAGCCTTGACACAATATACATTCCTTTTTCTGATACTATTAATTATATTTTCAATACTACTGCCGTGGTTAGTAGTGAGTTCTATAATATCAATGCTGCTATTAGTAACGAAGGGCTTCAGATAAATAAGATATCTTTTCCTAATGAGACTTCAATAGTAGTTGGAGATAAAAAGATTAGGGGATTTTTAGGTATAACTAAAGGAACTGAGTATGCAATTGGAGTTACTCATACTAACCCTCATATGAAAACTGTTAACCTTCAGCATTACACGATAACAAAAAAGAAGAGGTGGTACGAAACCACCCCCTTTCTTATTGGTGCTGGACTTATATCAGGAATACTGATAGCCAAATAGTCTTTCCTAATCGTCAGTCTTTATGTAGATTTGAAGTTGAAATTGAATTAACTGGTCTATTCTATGATTGTAACTGTAAACCATCAGTGTTAACTAGAGGAGACTTCTTGAGCTAATCCTAGCCATCTACATCTTCACACCCTAAGACCTCAGAGTGTTTTTATGCTCCCCTTTTTATATCTTTTCGTTTCTAGCAGGCTTTCCTCCTATTTTATACTTAGGAGAGTCCCCGTCAAAATTATATAGAGCATCATCTGCTATCCTTCTAAACGATTGATTTCTATTGTTAGATAACCTAGTCTTCTTTTCTCTGTCCATTGAGAACTTCTTACACTTAGAACATATTCCGATGTCTTGATTCTTACCTCCAAGAATTATTATACCTTGATTACAGCATAATGACTTCTTATCAGATACATCATCCTTGATATCATCCCATTTGTAATTATCTACTTTTGCCCCCTTTCCTGAGTAACCCTTCATCTTTTCTTTTAGCTCTCTAATGTTCATTCTTTTCTTCTTTTAATTCAGTAATTACACACTCTGTAGTTAATAACATCCCTGCAACTGATGCTGCGTTCTCTAGGGATACTCGAACAACTTTAGTTGGGTCTATAACACCAGCCTTCATTAGTCTCTCATACTCATCTGTCTTAGCATTATACCCATAATCTAAATGAGTTGTATTGCTTTTAATTTTAGATATGATAACACTAGAGTCAAGTCCTGCATTATCTAATATACATCTTAACGGAGCCTCAGTTGCTTTAAGAAGTATTTGAGCACCAAGAGCTTCACTGCTTTTGTATACGAAGTCTGTGATGCCTTGAACAGCTCTTAACAATGCAACACCACCTCCAGGAACAATTCCTTCCTCTATAGCAGCCCTAGTAGCAGCTAATGCATCATCTACTCTGTCTTTCTTCTCTTTCATTTCAGTTTCAGTGGGAGCTCCAACATATATAACGGCTACACCTCCAGTAAGTTTCGCTAACCTATTCTTTAGTGCGTCCTTCTCTACATCCACTTCTTCAGCTTTGATTTGCTCTTTAATCTGCTTAACCCTACTTGAAATAGCATCTTTACTTCCTTTACCATTGATTATAGTTGATGAATCTTTAGTAACAACAAATCTATCTGAAGTTCCTAGCATATCTAATGTTGTAGATGATAATGCACCTCCTTTTTCTTGGGAAATCACAGTACCTCCTGTTACAGCAGCTATATCTTCTAACATTTCAGCTCTATTACCTCCAAATCCTGGAGCTCCAACTGCACAAACCTTAATAGCTCCTCTCATTTTATTTACCACTAGAGTAGATAATGCTTCTCCATCTACATCATCAGCGATAATCAATAAAGGTCTATTGCTTTTTGTTGTTTGCTCTAAGATTGGTAGCAATTCGTTGACAGATGATATTACTTTATCATAAATTAAGATAAAAGGATTATCAAGACTTGCTTCCATCTTCTCTTCATTGGTAGCAAAGTAAGGAGATAAGTATCCTCTATCAAATTTCATTCCCTCTACAACATCTACAGTTGTTTCAACACCCTTAGCTTCTTCAACAGTGATAACACCATCAGAGCCTACATCTTTAATGGCATTTGCTATTATCTCACCAATATCATAATCATTGTTTGCTGATATTGAAGCTACCTGCTTAATTGTTTTGAAATTAGAATCTACCTTCTCTGACATATCCTCAAGCTCTCCTACTATATAGCGTACAGCAGAGTCAATACCTTTCTTTAAATCTAAAGGATTAGCTCCAGCAGTTACATTCTTAAGCCCTTCAGTCATAATTGCTTGTGCAAGTACTGTTGCAGTTGTCGTTCCATCTCCTGCTAAGTCATTGGTATTGCTCGCTACTTCCTTTACCATCTGAGCTCCCATGTTTTCTACTTCATCTTTAAGAAATATTTCCTTGGCTACAGTAACCCCATCCTTAGTCATGTGTGGAGCTCCAAATCTCTTGTCTATTACTACATTTCTTCCTCTCGGGCCTAGCGTTACTTTTACAGCATCTGCTAATTTGTCTACCCCTCTTTTTAATGCATCTCTTGCATCAATGTTGAACTTGATTTCTTTACTCATTTTATTTATTTAATTAGTGCTAATACATCAGACTCTCTTAGTATAAGATAATCCTCCTTCTTGAATGTTAATTTAGTTGTTGAGTTTTTGTTGAAGATAACCCTATCATCAACTTTTAGTGTTATAGGACTACCCTCTAGCCCTTTACCTATCACTACTACAGTACCTGTACTAGGTCTCTCTTTCTCATTCTCTGGGAGAAATATTCCAGAATCTGTTTGTAGTTTCTGAGCATCTTGTTTTACTATTACCCTGTCGGCAATCGCTTTCATTTTTTTCATATTAAAATCTATCATTAGTTAATCCGCAATCTTGTAATTTTTCTATATTAGTTATCCTCAATGTAATGTCCTCAGCTCTCTTGTTTATACTTCTTAAAAGCTTACCCATGACCCAAGAGTCATTAAGAGCTTCTGCTGTGGTAGTGCATACTGTGATAACCTCTATACTGGAGCTATTAGATTTAGTAGCCCTAAGGGTTTTCTTTCTATTAGACCAATCAAAATCAATTCTTATGTTGTATATCGTCTTCTTCATTAGTATCCTGTTAATAGTGTTAGCACTTCATTTATAGCTGGATGTCTGTGATTATCTTCTAGAATAACTTTAAACACATGCTTACTGTCTGTAATCTTTGCAACCTCATGTATAGCACTATAGTTTATATCCTTTAAGTCTATCTGCTGTTTGTCTCCGCAAAATATCATTATACTATTTTTACCCAATCTACCTAAAGCCATATTGAATTGAGACTTAGTTAAATTCTGGAACTCATCTATAATAACAACAGAGTTCTCAAATGTCCTCCCTCTAAAATGTGATAGTGATACAAGCTCTACTTCCTCATCTTCCACCATCTTCTCTATCTTCTCTGGCTTATTGTATACCTTTCTCATGTTGGACATAATAGGGACTAACCATGGCTCCATCTTTTCTTTTTCACTCCCAGGAAGAAATCCATTATCTTCTGTAGCTATTGTAGGTCTAGTAATAACAATCTTATCATACTGGCGCTTAAAGAATTGGTCAAGAGCTATTTGAACTGCTAATAGCGTTTTACCTGAACCAGCTCTACCTACAACGAAACTAAAAGCATGACTAAGTATATGTTCTTTAGCTCTCCTTTGTTCTTCTGAAAGGGATATGTTAAATTTAATATTACCCTTGGGGGGTTTCTTTTCTTTATTCCCCATTTATTTACTTTCTTTCATTTCGTTAACAGCACTGTCTCGACCTTCTAATACATAATCCATAATAGAATCATATATTAATTCTGGAGTATGGTCTCCAGTAACCTCCATTGATTTGTCTATTTCCTGTTCGTATTGTCTAGATACCTTTAGCAATCTGTTAAACTTCTGTTTGACATTTCTGGCGTTAGTTCCTTTTAAGGAATGAAGATGCTCCGTAAAACACTTAAACAATGCTAAGGTTATGTTTATATCTAATAGTTCTATTTTATTTTTCATTTCTTATTCTATCTAATTCAAATTCTAAATGGTTAATTGCTTTTTGTATACACTCAACACTTGTCGAATGCTTCCTTTTTGCTCGGAGCAAATATGTGGTGGCAGTACCGACATTATAGGATAAATCAAAGTCTTCAATCACTTTACGTGCTTCGTAACCATAAACTCTTCCAATGTAATAGTTAGGAATCTTATCCTTACTGTAATCTACATCTGATTCTGTTGCTTCGTTCTTAGCGCTGTTTGTAGCACTCATGGTGTATCCATTTCTCCCTTGTTCGTAATAGTACTTATTATGTTTTTCACTCATATCTTTATTCTAAATTATTCATTTTATCCTCTAACCTCTTGTTAGCTTTATTTCTTTTACTTCCTGTCTTACAGCTAAATAGTATTAGTATTGTAGCTGCCAACAGTATGTAGTATATTATTAGTTCCATATTTATTTATTTAAAAGATTTAGTAACTGGTTGCTCGTATAAATACGGTCTTCACCGTCATAATTTTCATAGATGCAGGTAAAGTTATCATTTCGCCAAGTCCATAACGACTTGACGTTCTTCTTGATGTGGTCTTTTAATATCCACTTAATCGTTTTGTATGTTCTTTCTTCTTCTTTCATGTTATTGTTTTTTATTTACATAACTTACTATTATAATTGCAACTACTGCAAAGATGATATAGTACATTAATATCTTTATGGCCATATCACTACTATATTATTTGTCATCTAACGTATTTATATTATTCATTAGGCTTTCATCTATCTTCCTTCTATTATTTATTGCGTTGCGAACCGATATTTGTGCCCACATCTCTGCGAAGTCTAGTAGTTGTTCTTCTGTGTATTCTTGGTTCCCTTCTGGGTCAAATACTGAATTCCATTCATCTATCTCATCTGAGTGTAAATATTCTTTTGCATCCATAATTTATTACGCCTATAATTAGTGAGTAGGGCTTTTCTCTGTTAATTTTTTAATTCTATCTGATATTTTTTTAGCAATAGCTATTTCTAAATAATCCCTTGAGTATATTAATTTTTTAATAGAATGCAATTCTTTTATTACCATTTCACTTGAATATTTATCTATAAATAGTTGTATTTCATAATTTGCTTTTTCTGATACACCAAACTTGTGATGTATTTTTGCCATTTCATCTTGTATATTAACTTCCATTTTCTATTCGCCCTTATTAGTGAGAGGGACTTTACTCTGTTTATTTTAATATTAATTTAATCTTTTGCCAAAATGTCATTTGTCTATAATCCCAATAGAAATTAATCGCTTGTGGTACTCCACTTTGG